TGGCCTGTAGCGCTCATTGTACCTGTCGGCTGGCATGTAATCTGTCTCACATGACACCAAGACAGGGCGCGGCGCTTGCGAAGCTGGAAGCGCGCACAGGCTCGACAGCGACGTCGGCCCGATACAACTCTGCAGGCAACGTCTCTTTGAGCTGGACCGACGATCGTGGCAGCTGGCGCGTGCTCGTCTGCCCGCGTGGCTTCGTATGGTCAACGCAGCGCAGGCACGACGGCGGACACTTCACGATCGCAGCAGCGGAAGATTGTTTGCCAGCTGGCTTGTAAATTGCGATTCGATCTGTCCATACTTGTCTTAGCGGTTCGAACAAGTCGAACAGCATCGCCAGAGAAGAGATGAAAATGACCGATCAGCAGCTCAACCTCAACCTCACCCGCAACGACGCCTTTCACCAGCTGGGCAAAGACGTCACGAAAGCAAAGAACGCTCTCGAAGCAATGGAGATCGCAGGGCTCGCAGGCTGGGACGTTCGCAAGCACCCGCTGCAGACCGCGCCGATCATGGGAGCTGACGGCGAGATACTGACGCTCGAAGTCGCTGACAAGTTCGCTTCGATCCGCACCAACCCCGAGACGCTCAACCCTGAAGCACTCGGCGTCGTCGGCAACACCTACACGCCGATCCAGAACGAAGCTCACGCAGAGCTGCTCGACGCGATCGTTGATCAGAGCGGCGCTCACTGGGAGACTGCAGCTCAGATGCGCGGCGGGCGTGACGTCTTCATGTGCATGAAGCTCAACGATCAGATGATGATCGGGGACATCGACCCCGTCGACAAGTACCTCGCAGCGTTCAACTCCCACGACGGCAGCAGCTCGTTCAAGTTGGCAGTCACCAACACGCGAGTCTTCTGCGCGAACCAGCAGCACGCTGTCATGAGCGACGCTCTCAGCAAGTTCAGTGTCCGCCACACGGCACGCAGCGGCGGCATTCTCGCTGAAGCCCGCGAAGCTCTGCAGTTGACGTTCAAGTACAACCATGAGTTTGAAGCAGCTGCTGAGAAGCTGATCCAGCAGAGCATGACAGATGCAGCGTTCGACGAGCTGATCAAGAACATGTGGGACGTCAGCGAAGACGCGAAGCCTGCAGTGAAGACCCGCGACGCTAAGCGCGCTGACACGCTGCACTTCCTCTTCGCAGACGCAGACACGAACGCCAACATTCGCGGCACTGCATGGGCTGCTTACCAGTCGATCACTGAGTACGTCGACCACTACGCACCGACGAACCTCGGCGGCAACGACTCGCTCGAAGACGCTCGCGCTCTGCGAGTGCTGACGGGCAACACTGCAGCAGACGTCAAGAACAGCGCTTTCCAGCGCTTGCTTGCGACTGTCTAGCTCTCAGAACGAGCGGGGCGCACTCACAGTGCGTCCCGCTTTTTTGTGCGCGGAGAAGCGCGTCCAGTGAGTGTGCCAGCTGGCTTGCATTCTCGTCTCGCGTCTGTCCATACTTGTTCAAGCGGTTCGAACAAGCGAAGCGCAGAGTGCAGGAGATGAAAATGAACAAGCAGCAGATGATCGAAGCGATCCGCGCAAACCTCGAAGACGACTTCACCGTCCGCGACGACTTCACTGACGAGCTGGGCCGCGTATGGATTCTCACTGAGCGCCCGCATGTCGAGCTTTGGCTGCACTTCGACGGCAAAGACTTGCTGAAGTGCTGGGAGCTTTGGGAGATCAAAGAGGAAGCTCGCACGACGCCCCGCGAAGCGACGCTGCAGCAGATCGAGCGCACGATCGCAGCGAGCGACAGCTTCGCCCACACGCTGACGTCGACAGGCAAGTCGATCACGTTCAACGGCGCTGACGGCGCGTTCACCTATCACGTCTTCACGACTGACGCTGAAGAGCCGCTGCTGAAGACGCTCTACGTTCGCGGCTGGGACACGCGCCTGAACGGCATCGCCCTGACCGTCGAGCACAATCTCGACTTCGTGATCCGCAACTTCTAACTCGCTCAGCTGGGCGGCTTGTGCTCCTGTCGCCCAGCTGCTTTACTTGTTCTAACGGTTCGATCAACGAGAGAAGAGAAGCAGATGACCACGATGCGAGTTACGAAGACAGACGACAGCTACACCGCCCGTCACGGAGTCTGGTACTTCACGAACAAAGAGCAAGTGCGCGAAGCTGTCGAGTTCGAAGCAGCTCACAAGTTCCCGAAGTCCTGCCGCGTAGCGCTCACAGCCGACGTCGACGACTCGGGTCGCCGGTACATGTACTTCGGCATCAACGTGAAGCTCAGCGCAGACAGCAGCAACGGCGGCGTGAACGAGACGGGCATGAAGCGCATCGCAGCATTCGAAAAGGCAGCTGCAAAGCTCGGCATCGAGCTCGCTGAGTAACTCGCCAGCTGGGCGGCTTGCAAATAGTCGCCCAGCCTGTCCATACTTGTTTCAACAGTTCGAACAAGCAGAGAAGAGAAAACAGTGAACAAGGCAACCGACGCTCAGATCATCGACTTCATCAAGAACATCTACAAGGGCGAGTTCAAGTCGATGTCAGTCGAGTCGATCGAGACGGGCAAGGCCGACAAGTACGGCAGCGTCAAGCACAACGTCTTCGCAGTCACCGTCTGGAACGACGACAGCAAGACTCACAACATGTTCTCCTGCAACGAACAGAATGGCGAGCTCTACAACTAAGCAACACCGGGGCGGCTCACACGAGCCGCCCCTCCACCACCCGCAGCACGCAAGAGAGAAGATGACAATGAACAAGCGCACCGCAGAACGAGTCGAGAAGGCATTCAAGCAGACGCAGCGTAACCGTGGCTTCGCCTACAACTTCAGCGTAGTGAGCGAAGGCGCGAACGACATCGCGATCCGCATCACGCGCAACGACGAAGACTTGACGGCAGTGATGATCGAGCAGGGCTTCACGATCGACGCGATCGTCATGACGCTCAGCGACGCGATCACTGAAGCAGTCGAGAAGCGCGAAGCAGAGCGCGAAGCTGCTGAGCTCGCCCGCATCAGCCAGCCTGCGACGCCCGCTGAGAAGCGTCACTTTGAGTCGATCGTCGGATACGTCAACTACCTGATGAAGCGCTACGCGCAGACGACTGCTGAAGTGCAGGAGAAGCTCGCGAAGGGCCAGACGCTCAGCGTAGGCACGCTCGACTCGCTGATGCAGGAGACGGGGCGCTACGAAGCAGCTGCGCGAGTGTGGAGCATCGTCAAGCGCAACGAGACGATCAAAAAGAGCCTGCGCGACGTCGCTGAGCTCGTCGATCGCGAAACCGGGTTTTTCAACCCGAACAACAGCAGCAGCAACGCTTCGAACGTGCTGAACGCTTTCAGCACCGCCGCGTACATCGAGTTCGGGCAGATGGTCCGGGGTCGCGAGCGCTACTGATATAGTTCTAACAGTTACAACAACGAGCGGGCGGCGCTGGGTCGCCCGCTCACTTGAAAGGAAACCGCCACATGACCGCCACCCTTACCGATCAGCAGATTGAGGTTCCAGTGACGAAGACAGCAGCGACGGCGAAAGTCAGCGACTGGCTCACAGCGCTCGCGATCGCACGACTGCCGCTCAGCCGAAAGGCTCCCGTCCCGATCCTCGACTGCGTGAAGATCACAGGCAAGCAAGGCATCGTCACACTCACAACAGACAACTACGAGAGCCGCGTCGACGTCGTCGTCAAGGAGAGCGTCTCTGAAGACTTCGAAGTGCTGCTGCCACTGCTGCACCTACTCGACGTCATTCGCGCGTGCAGCGACGACAAGGGCGCGCTGCTGACGCTCGAAGTGCTCGACTTCCTCGACAAGCGCATCGCGATCATCGAGACGGGCGGATTCCGCATGCCGATCATTGCGCACTTCTCGATCGACGAGTACCCGCGCAGCGAGAGCGTCACCGGGCCTGCGTCGTTCAGCATCTCAGCTGACGCGCTGAAGACAGGCGTGAAGCGCGCAGCAGTCGCAGCGAGCAAAGACCGCACGCTGCCGATCCTGACTGCGATCAACTTCTACGCAGACAAGGCGGCTGGCAAGCTGCGCATGACGTCGACAGATCGCTATCGTCTCTCGTTCGTCGCTGAAGACGCGAACGTCATGAGCGACTCTCAGTTCCTGATCGACTGCGAGCTGCTGATGAAGCTCGCGCCGAAGATCAAGCAGAAGCAGCCTGTCAGCGTCGTCGTCAACAGTGCAGAGCGCGGCGAGCGTCCGCACCCGGCCAACCCTGATCGCACGACCGTCTATTTCAACGGGCACACCCGCGTCAAGATGATCTTCGAAGACTTCACGCTGCACACGAACGGCATCGACGGCGACTATCCCAAGGTGCGCGAGCTGCTGCAGCCCGCGTATGACAAGCAGTTCACTGTCAGCAAGGCGCAGCTGATCCGCAGCGCTGTCGTCGCTGAGCGTCTGAGCGCACGCAACACGCCCTGCACGTTCGAGCTGCTGGGCAATTCGATGCGGCTGAAGCCGAACCGTGACCACCTTGACGACATCAGCAAGGGGCTCATGAGCGTGCCGCTCGTTGCGATCACGCCGAACGCTGTCGAGCGTGTCGACGTCGCTGTCAACCCGTCGTATCTGCTGCCTGCGCTGCGCGCGTTCACTGGCGACTCGATCACGTTCAGCTTCGTGAACAATCTCGCGAAGCCTTTCCTGATCAGCAGCGACGAGAACCACACAGACGCGCAGTTCAACTATCTGATGATGCCAGTTCGCATGCCGAGCTAGTCGTCAGTCACAACAATTAGGTAAGATGTTCAAATGGCTACAACAAGCAACCTTCTCGATTACGCGCTTCTCGCTGAGAAGCTGGGCGTCACGATCGGCACTGTCCGCACATACAACGAACGCGCGCGCGCGCATCGTGCGAAAGCTGCTGAGACGGGCGACATCTCGCACATACTGCAGGGCGATCTGCCTGAGCCAGACGGGCGGCACGGACAGTCGCCTTACTGGTTCGAGTCGACGATCAACCGCTGGCTCAAAGAGCGTCCCGGCCAAGACCACAGCAACAAGCGAGAGAAGCTGACGAAAGCGCAGCTGCAGCGTCGAGAGGAAGCACTCGCGCACTTCAGAGCGCAGCAGAGCTGATCGCACAGCACCGCGAAGCTCAGCAGTAGTCATCGAGCAAACAGAAGAGCCGCAGTCACGTCGACTGCGGCTCTTCTGCGTTGTTCAAGGTTTGGCCCCTCGAAGTGTTGCTATTCAGTTAGAAATTAGTGTGTGACCGGGTTTCTTCGCCGCCCTCTTTTAACACTGCGCGATTACAGCAAGTCACACACAGAGCGGTTCCGAGGAATTGAACCTCGCCCTCTGACACGGAATGTCAGCGAGTCACGTTGACTCTTGAACCGCACGAGCCGGATAAGGCTGCGATAACGACTTTAGCCTGCGTCTCGTCTGCTTGTCCAGCGGCATGATGTAGCGATGCTTGCCCGGCACTTTGACCTTGCGCGCCTTCGGGTCGACGTTCTGCTGAATCCATTCGAGCGTCTGCTTCCAGCCCTTCGCATGAACGCTGCGCATGTGCATCTGCGTGCCCTTGATGACGAACTCAGTCGAGCCCTTGTTCGCGCCCGTATAAATCCAGTTGCCCGCCTGATAGATGCCGCCGTGGTGGCCCTGCATCGGGTCCGCGAAGCTGATGATCAGACGCAGGCCGGGATTAGTCTGCTTCAGATGCTTGATCGCGTACGCGACGATCTGACTGACGGGCGCGTCGTGCGTGTTGAGCGCGACTCTCGTGAGCTCGCACGACTCTGTCTGAGAGAAGCCAAACTGTGCGCCTAGCTTCGCTGTAGCGCCGCGTGAGAAGACGACTATGCCGATGAACTTCTCGTGTTCCCATACGCCGATCTTGATCAGCTTGCCAGCTGGCAGGCAGCGCGAGTAGTGCCAGTGCTCGACAGCGTAGAGCGCAGCCTTCTGCGGGGCGATCCCGAATCTCAGCGTCATTCTGTCGGCTCGCTCGCAGGCTCTTCGACTGGCTCAGCTGGCGGGTTCATCAGAAGATCGCGCGCGTCTTTGAAGTCAGCAACTTCGTCGCCCTTCTGCACGATCGCCTGCTGAGTGCGCGCGAGCTCTGCGCGCTGCGTCATCTCTTTCGCGACGAGCTCGCTCAGCTCCTTGCTGCTCTTGTCGATCTGCTGATTGATGATCCAGACAGCCCCTGTGTAGTCAGCCATTACGCAAGCTCGCTTCTCGTCGTCGGTTCGAATGTGTGTCCGCAGTTCGGGCAGTCTGTGACGTTCTTGCGGTCGAGTCTGACGTCGTCGTCTTCCTCTGGGTCGAAGTCGGGCGTGTTGTCTTCGAGTTCAGCGATGATCTGAGCGATCTCGTCGCCATCCCAGCCTGATCCTTCGATGTCGTCGCCCATCTCTTCGAAGAGCAGCACGAGAGCCTCGTTGTCGTACTCAGCATCGTCGCTGCTCTTGTTGTCGACGAGCGCGATCTTGCGGGCGCGATCGTCATCAACATCGACGTAGCTGACTGGCACCTTCTGCAGACCAACCTGCTTCGCTGCCTTGAACCTGTGATTGCCGACGATGATGAAGCCCGTCGAGCGCTGCACGATGACGGCCTGATACATGCCGTTGATCTCGATGCTCTTCGCGATCTTGTCGACGTCGCCCTTGCGCGCGTTGCCGGGGTAGAGCTTCAGTTTTTTGACGTCGACGTACTCGATCGCCAGCTCGTGCTGGGGTATGGGCTTCAGCGAGCTCCGCTTGCTCAGCTGCTCTGCGTTGAGTATCTCTGTCACTTCTGTGCCTTTCGGTTCCGCTGTTTGATCCTGAGTGTCTCTGGGACTGCTGAGACGAGCACTCGCGCGCGTCGTGCCTGTGCTGCGCGTGTCACGACTTGCTCAGCTGTCGAGCCGCCTACTTCTGCCGGGTCCGTGACTCGTGCAAGGTGCGACGGGTGATTGTTCGCGGACAGCGGCGGGAGCCCGTACGCGTTCGGGCGATCGTCGATGTCGTATTCGCAGTGTGGCGCGTCGATCAGCCGGGCGTCGACGTCGACGATGATGACCTCAGTGAGCTGACGCGCGAGCTGTTCAGGGTCTTCTGACTTGTCCACAGCTTTATGCACAGTTGTGGGAAAGCTGATGCCGAAGCCGTCGAGCACGCCCGCTTCCTGCAGCGCCCTGATCGTGCTGCGCAGCGGACTGATTCTGTCGTCGCTGCGTGTGAGCTTCAGATCAATGTCGCGTGCTTCTGCTTCGAGTGCGATCGCGACTGCTTGCGAGACGACGACTGCGTCATTGTGCGCGAGAGCTGCGGGGCCGAGCTGCAGCACGCCGCGCCCCTGACAGATCGGGCATTTGGGGTCGACAAGCTGGGCCTGTCGTTTCGTGCATGCAGGGCAGCTGCGCAGCATTGTGCTCTTTCCAGTCGTCTGGCTTGTTGTTACAGATAAAACTACCACGGCACGCAGAAGACGCCCTAGACAAGCATCCAGAGCGTCTCCTGTGTGTTCAGTTAGATGTCGACTGCGTGCTGATCCCAAAACTCGGGGCCGGGGCCGAGATAGTCGAACTTATGCACTCGACGTCGCCGCACGATGCGCAGCCACACCCAGCCGCGATCCACCGTCCAGATGGGACGCCACGCGAAGACGGGTCGCCACCTTGTGATCGGGTTGCCAAACTGCGGCTGATACGGATCGCTCATGGTTTTCCTCCCTTGTGCAGCAGCTGCTTGTTCTGCCACATGAAGCCCTTCAGAGAGCTCGTGAGCACGATATTGTGCGACGAGTGCTGTCTGCGCGTGAAGCGTCGCAGCGGGTGACCTTTGCCGCGACGTCGTCTGCAGGCTGGGACGCGGCAGTCTTTCATCTTGCTCATACGCGCGGGGGCCATGACCAGCAGCCGCTGCTGTACTCAGCGGAGAACGGGCGCATGAGGTCGAGCGGCATCGAGTCTTCGCGATCAGTCCAGCGCACGTCGAGCCGCAGCTTCGGCATGCCCGTCTCGTCGACAGGGCCGACAGCTTGCACGATCGCAGGCAGCACAGTGTTCGTCGAGCCCTGATAGTAGTGAACGATGCGCCCGATCGACGGCATCTGCACGACGGGCGACTTCTCTGCAGGCTTCTCTGCTTGCTTCTGCGGGCGGCTCTTGTGTCTGTCTGCGTCTTTGTCGTAGAGCGTCGTCTGTCGCACGCTGATGCTGCGCGTCGCGAGCTTGATCGTCGCGCCGAGCGCTTCGCCTGCGTCTTGCGTGAACAGTTCAAGCTCCCACTCGCCGTCTTCGTCGAGCGTCTCGATCATGTAGCTAGTTGCCATGCTTATTCCTTGTCGTCTCGTGATGATGAAAACTCTGTCAGGTGTCCCGTCCAGCTGATCTTGCCGCGCACTGGCGCGTCGTCAGGAAAGCCCATTGCGTCGAGTGCCATGACTGCTGCGCGCAGCTCCCCGACAGTGATGACTTTGCGGGAGCCGTGATGCGATTGTCTGAAGTCGCGCAGGTTCAGCATCTCTTCGGGCGACTCGACGACGACCCAGTGCCGCGTCTCGTGATCGTCGAAGATCGGCTGTCTGACGTAGACGTCGATGACGCCGTGCTTCTCGTCGACTGCTGCGATCTGCGGCGGCAGCGTGTCGTCGAAGTCTCTGCGTTGTCCGTCGAGATGTCCGCCGATGAAATACTCTGCCAGCTGCGTCATTCTTTCGGCTCCTGACGTACAGCTTCGAGCTCAGTGCGTGTGATGCCGAGCCAGTTGCTTATGCGACGCAGCAGCCCGACGCGCTTCGGGCGCACGACTGCGACGTGCCCGAAGTTGTTCTGTGCTGACGAGTCCCAGACGATGACATCGCCCGCGTGAGCGACGTCGTCAAGATTGTCTTTGCTGCTGTAGACGTGCGACGTGAGCCCGAGCTCCTTGACCCACTCGTCATACGCTTGCACGCACTCTTCGCCAGCCGTCTTCTCGCTCTGCGTATTGACCATGAACTCGCCCAGCACAGCGCGCTTCTCGCCCGGCGTGCCTTTGAGGAATATCTCCCGTAGCGGGTGCGGCTCGTCTGACTGCGGGGTCCAGAGTCCGTGCGTCGTGTTGCGTTCTGACGGGAGCGTCTGCGAGATCGGCGTCGCGAACTTGTAGCGCCAGCCGCCCAGCGTGCTCAGGTAGTCGAGCCTGACAGTGCCCGGCTTGTGCGGCGTCTGACAGAACACTTCGAGCGCAGTCATGTCGTCAGAGCGGCGGGTGCCGAAAGACTGATCCCGCACATGCACATGATCGACGTAAATGCCGACAGTGCCGAAGTCGCTCGTGTCGAAGCCGTGCATCACGACGATGTCGCCGTAACGCAGCTCGTGCGGCTGCACTTCGTCGAACCAGTTACGGATGCCCTGCAGCGTCAGCCAGTCGCGTGCGTGCTGCGTGGGAGCTCCCCAGCGCACGCCTGTCAGTGCTCGCACGTACTCGATGACGAGATCGGTTGCCTGCGGCCCGTACATGCCGGTCACGTCGATCATCTCGTTGTGCAGGGTGTGATTCTCGATGAACAGCTCAGCTGTCTCGTTGATGTACTGCTCTGCTGTCTTCACTGCTTGGGCTCCCAATCCGTTACGAGACGCTGCACGACGAACGCGCGATCTTCGCTTACTTCGTTCCAGCGCTTGACTTGCTTCTCTGCAGCAGCGAGCGGCATGACGCGTCTGATCTCGCTGAGTCCCTGCTCTTCTGTTGTGTTCGAGTATTCGATGCGTGCTGATGCTTCGATGCCGAGCATGACGCGCATGAAGTGTGCTGCTTCGACGAGTGCGAGCAGATCGTCAGTGAGCAGCTCTTCGTGATTCACCTTGTAGACGACGTCAGGGTCGCCGCCCGTTAGCTGGGCGCGTGCCTGCAGGAACTTCGCGACGCGTTCTGCTGCGTTTTCCAGACGGCTCATTCTGTGATCCCTTCGTCTTTCCAGCTCATAGATTCTGCGAGCGCTTTCATGAAGTCGTTCGCTACTGATGCTGAGCTCATATCTGAGTAGCTCGGGTCATCGGGCAGGTTCTCGACGAAGTCGTGCGCGATCTTGCGCAGCACTGGCGCGCTCGTGACGTCGATCATCGCGTGCAGTGCGACCTTGAACTCGAACTCAGCCACGGCGCTGGCCTGCGATCAGCTTCGCGATGTCTTCGAGGTCGAGCGCTTCGATGATCATCGTGCGCAGCGCTTGCCCGTCAGCTGACTCAGCCCAGCCTTCCTGCTTTGCGATCTTCAGCGCTTCGATGTTGTTGCGGGTGCGCAGCTCGTATGCGATCGCAAGGTTCGACTCTGCGATGCGGTTGAGTGCGCCAAACTGCATCGTCTCGTCTGTGATGCCCTGCTCTGCGACGTAGTGCTCGTTCGCTGTCTCTTCGCTGATCAGCTGCGCTGTTGCGATTGTCGCGTCGCGCATGTGCGTGTTTGGCATTGCTTCTCTCTTCTCTCTGGCTTGTTCTAACGCTTCGAGCCTATGCAGTCAGCTGATCGTATGCAACCCAGCGCTCAATGCGCGCGATTGTTACGAGACATGTGGGCCAGCCGCCTTTCTTGTAGCGCTCACGCTTTTGTCGCACGATCGGCAGGCAGCGATTGCAGGACGGCAGCACGTCGCGCGTCACGCAGCGCGCTCCGCAGTTCGTGCAATGCGCTTCGAGCCGGGGCATTATTTCCAGCCCTTCGTCGCGGAGAAGCTGATCAGGGACTTCCCGTGGTTCGCCCCTGAGCGCGTCGATGCGATCGAGCCCTTGCGGGAGCCTGTAGGCCACGACACATGCCACCAGCGGGCGTGCTTTGTCAGTCGCATGTACGTGTTCGCGTGTGCTGCGACGCGCTGCGAGAGCTCGCTGATCGTCGCGTCTGTCGTCAGCAGCGGCGGGATAGCTGCGATGTCTTGCTGCTCGAATGTGATCGTGATCTTCGTCTTGCGGATCGGCTGGGCGGTGGTCACTTGCTGTCCTCTTTCGTGTATCCGAGATGCGGCAGGGCGTCTGCGAGTCGTGCGGCTGCGCGCAGGTAGCTGTCTTTTTGGCGGTCGGTCATGTACTTCCAGATACCGCCCGGTCGGCGGGCTACATAGAGCGCCTGCGCGAGCTCTAGGTGCTGCTCGTTCATAGTTCGTCGTCTTTCGATGTCTTGATTGCGTCGGTTCGGATGACGAGTAGCGTGTCGCCCTTCGTCGTTTGTTCGAGCTCGATCGTTGCGAACGGCATCGGCTCTAGGCTGCGTAGCTTCAGCTCTTCGTCGTTGATCTTCTGAGCGAGCTCTATCAGTTCGCCGTCGTAGAACATCTGCAGCGCTTCGTCGAGCGGCAGCGGCACTTGCTCGTCGATGTCGTCGAACTTCGTCAGCTTGCGCTTGATCGTGAGTTTCATTAGTCGACCACCATGCCGTCGCTGCGAACGCCGCGCGGCTGGCTGTAGCTCGCTGTGATGACGCGCGCGTCGTCGGGCCACTGAGTAGCGACGTATGCAGCTGCGACGTTCGGCGGCAGACCGATGTCGTTGATGACAACCTTGGGTGGCGTTGCGCTCTTCTCCTGCTGTCGCTGCAGTGCTTCGAGTGCATGCTGCGCGTCGTGCCAGAGATCGAGCCCACCGGGCGACAGCGCTTCGTGCGTGCCGCAGGGTGAGCAGATGTAGACGGGCGCGTACCTGCTGCGAGCGTTGAATGCAGGCTGTACTCGGTCGAGCTTGTTGATGCCGCAGCGCGGGCAGAAGATCGGGAGCGTCTCAGCTGGCTCGTCCTTGACGTGCGTCGTCGTCTTGTCGTGTCCCCACTTCGCGACGTATTCAGCATCGCCGCGCTTGATCTCTTCGTCGATCAGCTTGCCCCAGACGTTACTGATGCGTCGCTCAGCTTCACGCACGAGCTCTGCTGTGCGCACGAACGCACCGCCGTCGAAGAGCTGATCGAACGAGCCGAGATTTGTGACGACGCTGATCTTGATGACGCCGAGATAGTCGACTGCAGCCGTGATGCTCTCGATGCCCGTATCGCCCTTGAACCGCTTGCGCAGCTTGTGTGCAGCAGCGTGTGCGCGTTCGACGATCTCGTTGTCGAGTGGTGCTTCGAGTTCTTGCTCGGTCTCGTTGTAGCCCTGCTTCGCAAGGTGGCGGGCGACGATGCCCTCTGCGCGCTTAGCGTCGCGCAGGTCGTAGCGTGCTGTGCCGCGCATTGTGGTGCCGGGTGCGAAGAGTGAGACTGATGCTTGCGTGCCGTCTTCGCTGTAGTCGATGTACGCGATCATCTCTTTGCTGACAGCGTCTTGGTAGCGTGCCGTCTGGCCGAGTCCGTCGCTGCTGTACTCTTCGCGGTCGAACTTCGCGATTTCAAATTTCATGATCTCTCCTGCTTAGTGGCGGTGCAGCTCGTTGTTCGAGCTGTTAGAACAATAGTACAGGCGGGACGGCTGATCGCAACCGCCCCGCCAGCTGGGCTACAGCGTCAGTCGCTCTGTCAGCGCGTCGATGCCTGCTTGCTCTGCAGCTTGCAGCACAGACGAGTGAGCTGCGAGCAGCACTGCAGGGAACGGCGGCACGCCCTCGCCCTTGAACACTCCCCGCGTCGCGTACTGCTCGCCTGTCGCGTCAGTGAACAGCGCAGCGATCTCAGGCTCGTCGTCGTTGTTCAGGCTCAGCTCGTGAGCTGCCAGCAGCAGCGGCTCGCCTGTTGTGAGCAGCTTGCAGATGTCCGTGAATTTGTCAGCGACAGCAAGAAACTCGATCAGCCTTTCCTGACGGCTCTCCCATCGCTCAGCTGCGTCAGTCTTCGCGGTCTGCTCTGCTTTGAGTGCTTCGTAAATGGCGGTCATGATGTCTCCCCAGACGTTGGTGTTGGGCGGGCGACTTGTGCCGCCCGCCCGTTGGTCGATTGTTAGAGCAGCTCTTTCAGCCAGCCGTATGTCTGGCTCTCGAATGCTTCGCTGCGGATCAGTCTGCTGTAGCGCTTCTCAGACTCGCGCACTCGCCCTTCGCTGTCGACTGAATAGCCTTCGATGATCGCGAGATGCGGCTCAGCTGGCTCGTTGCTGACGAACGTCACAGCGTCGACGCGGAAGCATGTGTGCGTGTACGCGTGCAGCGACGTCTTCACGAGCGGCCCATCTTCGACGTTGAGCTTGCGGTTCTTGACCATGTGCAGCGACGTCGTCGTGTTGGTGATCTTCACGGCTGGCCCCTAGTCTTCGATGCTGTCAGCGACGAGAGCGCGTACGAACTCTAGCTCGATCGGCAGCCGGTCGAGCTTGTAGCCAACGCTGATCGTGTGCTTTCCGTAGTTGCCGATGACGACGCCTGTGACGCGCACACTCTCAGGCTCGCCGTCTTCGTCGCGCCAGCTCGTCTCGATCACGTCGGGGACGTAGCGAGTGCCGTCGACGTACTTGTCGCCAGCTGGGACGCTGTTCGCTTCTGCGATCTTGATCTTCAGGAAGTGGCGGGTAACGGTGCGCTGCTGCTGCTCGATGATCTTCATGATGCTCTTCTCTCTGGCGGTGTGTGGGTTACTTGACGACGAGCTTCAGCACGACGCGGATCGCTTCAGGGTTCGCGATCTCGTACTTCTCGATCAGCCAAGGCTTGCTGTTGCCGATGACGTCGTCTTGTGCTCGTGCGACTGCTGCTGATGCCATGCGGCGGGCTGTCTGACGGTCGAGCGTGAGCAGTACGCCTTCGCCGCCTTTGAAGTGGACGATCGCGCGCTTCTCTTCGAGCTTGCTGACTTTGATCTCGATGTTGAGGGACATCTTCACTCCTGCTTGTCTATCAGCTCGCTTGTTCGAACCGATAGAACAAGACTACAGGTGATCCGACGCAATGCAAGCCACGCAGCTGAGCAGCTCTATATGACCTCATTGTTACGACGGAAGCCGACGCGCTGCTTCGACTCCCAGATGATGTCATGCCGCCCGTCCCGGCTGGACAGATCAGCGATGCCGACGTCGTCAGCACGTTCGACAAGAGCGTCAGCGCTAGTCTCCCGCTTCTCGTCGGGCTCACTCTCGCTGACGCTCTCGCGCTTACCGATATTGATATTGATGCTGAATATGTTGATGTTCACTCAGTCATTCTGCCAGCTGCCTTGCGCTTCAGAATGCCGTCGACGAGCTCGCGCCCCTGCTTGTCTTTGCTGAAGTACGCGATACGCCCCTTGACGCCGTACAGCAGACAGTCCAGACAGATCGGGTAGCTGTACCACTTCCCGTCAGCTGCGCCCATGATCTCGTCTTTCGGCGCGACACTGATGCGCCCATACCAGTCGCCGGGCTCGATGCGTCGCTGATGCGCGAACGATTCATCGCACCACCGGCTCGCGCGGCTGCGTCGCGCTTCGACGAAGATCATCCCGCGACCACCGGCTGTCTCAGGTTCGGCCTACTCTTCTCTGCCTGCATCGCTGCTCGTGCGTGCGTGAGCTCTTCGCCCAGTCCCGCCCAGCGTCGGATGAACAGTGACGAGAGACGTGCCATGTGCAGCCGGAACGTCCAGCTGAACGACGTCGACATCTCGACATGCATGCGCTCTGACACCCACACGCTGATGCCGCCATAGCACTGCTCCCAGAACTCGCTGTCTGCGTACAGGATCAAGTCTCTGAAGCTGTCGCAGTTCACGCACCACTTCATGTGCCAGAAGTCGCCTTCCCAGCTGCCTGCGCCGCGATAGTAGCGCGCGCCCGGCTGAATGATGCCGAAGCACTCGCCGCACTTGTGCTGTTTGCGCGCAGTGACGATCTTCTCGCTCGCGAACGTCATTTGCAGCAGTCCTCATGCGGCTTGCCATAGTGCGGGCTGTCTGGGCTGAAGTCAGGCTCGTCATAGCTCTGCAGCTGGCTCACTGCGTTGAACGGGTGCGTGCTGTGTATGTCGACGCACTGGCCGCTGATCGTCTCGCCGCGCCCGTACTCGCCCGTTGTTGCTGCGTGCTGCAGTGCGCGCTGCAGTGCGACGATGATCTTCGGCGCGTCGACAGCGAACAGTGCGACTGTCTCGATGCAGTCCTCGCAGCCTGCGCAGTTGCCTTCGTCGAGCTCGTCGATGTGTCCGCCGTACGTCTGGATCGAGATCACGCCGTCTTCGCTCTCGATGATGAACGTCTGGCCCTCGCTGTCTGTGAACTCTGAGTGTCGCACTTCAGTCACTTGTCTCTCCTGCTGCTTGTATCGGGAGTTTGCTGTGCGCTTCTCGCAGCAGCCTTTCGAGCGGTTCGATCGCGCCCGGCTCGATCGTGATCCAGCGCTCGTCTTGCCCTTCGATCCAGCCGGGCGCGAGCCAGCCGAGATCAATCTCGCCTTGAATGATGCGCACTTTGTAGACGCTCTCAGCGAGCTCGAAGCTGCCGACAGTGACGACCATGTGAAACGGGTCGACGTGGCACTTGCACTTACAGGGACAGTCGTCGCCTATCTGCTCAGCTACGCTGCATTCTCCGTGATAGCCGATCGAGCACTGACGGTAAATGCCGAGCTGCGCGCCTATGTGGTTCAGCTTGTCTGTGTGCGTACTGCCGTATGTGCGATCGAGTGTTGTCGGGTCCGCTGCGATGACATCAGCGACGTAGACGCGCTCAGACATCTGAGTCGCTCTGCTGCACGAGTGTGACGCGGACGCGCTGCATCATCGGCTGCTCTTCGATCTGCACGCGGTACTTGTTGAGCCCGCGCCCGGCCTTGACGATCTGCTCGTTAGTGATGATCTCGACGCATTCGGGGTCCATGTGCGCTTCGAGCACTGCGAACGCGATGCTGTTTTCGCGCAGCAGTTCGCGGTTCTTGTGCTGTTCGATCGTGAGCTGATGCTCGCTTGCGCGTATTGCTTCAGAGAGCGCTTTGTTCGTCTCGTCTGCTGCCTGCAGGTTGCGCTGTACTGCTGTTGCGCAGTAGCTGCTGACGAGCTGGATGACTGCTGCTGTCGTGACGGCTTGCCACTGTTCGCCGTCCTTGAATGCGTCGAGCTCTCGCTCAACTGCGCTGTAGAGCTGTGCGAAGTCGAGCGGCGCGTCGGCTGCTTCTGCTTGCGTCTTGTCGAAGCGCAGCTGCTTCACGAGCTCTTCGTCGCTGACTGCTGCGTCGGGCGCGATCTCGTCCTGCATCTCTTTGACTCTGCGCTTCAGATCGGCTTCGACTGCTTCGCGCACGGCTGGCTCTTCGTGCTGCAGTTCGTCGATGATCTGCTGCTGTGCTGCGGGCGGGAGGTCTTCGAAGTTCATCATGCGTGGGGGTTCCTGTTCATCTCGTCTGCGATCTCTTGCTCAGCTGCGTCATTCTCTTGCCAGCGCTCGCGCTCGCCGTCGATGACAGTCAGGCAGAAGCCTTTATGCTGTCGCCCTCTAGGGCTGGCGCAGTATTCACATTGCGTCATCTGCGTGCCTTTCGCTTGTAGGTGGGTTTGCTGCGCTTCGTGCGCTGCTTGCGCGTCTGGCTCATGCTTGCGGGTTGTCTTTGAGCTTGCGCGGCTCGTAGGCAGTGACGTCGCCGCGCTGTACGGGCACGCGGCCCTTGCGCTCTTCGACTTCGATCTGCACGCGCAGCCGCTCAGCTGCTTCGTCTTCGTGGCGTTCGAGTGCTGCGTCGAGATCGACTTGCGCTGCATTCTCTGCGTCGGCCATTGTGTCGTCGATCAGCTTCAGGTCTTCGATCTGCTTCTGCGTGTGCTCGACGTGCTCTTGCAGTGATTCGATGTTTTCGCGCAGCGGCACGCGCGCTTGCTTCAGCCTGAACAGTCGGGCGCGTGCGTCAGCGATGCTGAGATGGGTCATGGCGGCTCTTCTCTCTTGTTGTAACAGTTAGTACGAGTAGGACACTATCAGGCTTTGCGCCAGAGCTGAATTATGACGCGGTGCGGCCCGTTCGGGTAGATGCGTCGCGCGTCTGGCCCGTCAAGCAGCTCGTCACGATCATCCGGCAGCAGCCCAGCATCGACAAGACCGTCAACGATCGCTTTCGCTGTCGGCTGCAGGTTGCTCGTCTCGCGCTTGCGATTGTCGGGCCAGCGCACCCAATACACAATGCGCGCCCAGCTGAGCGGCTCGACGCCTGCACGCAGCGCTGCGCCAGCCGCCATACTGCGCCAAATCTGTGTTCGACGGTTCTTCTCGTGCGGCTGCAGACGATCGTTCGCGCTGATGCGCGTCTTCAGCCAGTTCAGAGCTCTGACGTCGATCTCGATCTCAGCGTGCAGCTCCAAAGCGTGCGGATCGGGCCAGAGATTCGTGAGCGGTTCGAGCGGTTCGAGCAACTGAGCCGCTGGAAGCGATTCTGAGCGCTTCGACCCCCGTTTAGCTGTAGTCACCTTGCCTTTACGCTGCTGCGCTGCGAGAGCTGCTGTCACTCGTCGCTGAGCGGGCGTCTGTTGTTTCGCTCGTGTGTTGTTCTGCATTGTGGTTTTCGCGTTCCTTTCGTGCTGCTTTGTAGCCGCGTGCTGCTTCTGCGTTTGCGCCCCTGCAGACTTTGCACTTGCAGAGCTTGCGTCGGTATGCGCTGAGTCCGTGTTTGATGCCGGGCGTCGGTTCTGTTGCGTCTGGGCGGTGTGCTGCTGCGCCTGTTTTGTTCGGGTAGAGCTCTTGCATTGCTTCTGCGAGTCGCTGTTTGCCGAGTGCTGCGTTTTCGAATGGGTTGCGTAGTTCGTCGAGCTCGACGCGTTCTGCGACGACGATCGTGCGCGTGTATTGCTCTGCTGTGACTTCGGCGCGTCGTTTTTCGCGTATGCGCCCTCTTGGCGTGTCCATGTTGTGAAGTACGTCACGCAGAATCTTCAGTCGCTTCTCGACGATCAGGGACTGCAGCTCGCGCACTTCGCGTGTCGCGTTCACATATTCGAGCTCTGTGAGTATGCGCGTCATCGGTCAGGGTTGTGATCGTTCCAGCCAGCGTTGCGGCCCGAGTAGCCGTTCTGCTGCTGCTCTCGCTTTTTGGCTGCTGCGAGAAGCATCTTGCGGTGCGCTGCGTCTTCTCTCGCTTTTCGCTCTTCATCACTTTCAGTCGGCTGCGTCATTGCTGTGAATCTCGTTGGTGCGGCGGACGGCACCTCAGCGGGAGCTGCGACGACGACGTCTGCCGGGACGCCCTGCCACTCGGCAGCTGGCGCGGGAGCAGATTCGGGATAGTAGCCCTGATCGTCGTGATGCTGCGGCGGCGCGAAGCTGTCTGCGAAGTCGTTGAGCGCTTGCTTGACGGCAGGGCTCCCGAGTGGCTCAGCTGCGCGGTTCTGCATGAGCAGTCGTTCGCGGTCCTGCTTGCCCTGCTCGATGTTCGCTGCGAAGCGGTTGCGCCAGTTGTTCGGGTCTTCGTTCGGCGGCTTCGCTGCGGGAGTGTCGAGCTTCGGCTTTGCAAGCAGCCGTGACTGCGTGATGTCGCCCTCGTTGACGACTGCACTGAGCCATGCTTCGTCGCGTGTCTGCTGATCGGGCACGTCTGCGACTGGGCACTGATGCGCTGGCGGCAGAATCATCGAGTCGTTGATAGCTTCGCCCATGAGAGCGCCTTCGATGACGCGCCCGACGAAGCGCGGGAAGTCGTCCTGCTCGCGGTGACGTGCGAGCTCGCTCATGAAGTCTTTCGCGTCCCAGCCCGGCTGAAGCGATGTTGCGAGTTTCGTCAAAGCGATAGCTTGATCTTTGTTTATCTTGTGCATTTTCTCTGCTCTCAATTCTGCGCTGCTGCTCACGCGTTAACTTAGGTGACGATTTCGGCGGTTGTCAGGTTGAAGGTTGTCTGTTGTCTGTTGCTTGTTGTCTGTTGTTCGAGACGCTTTCAGAAGCTGCTTCTCGATACCCTTCGAAAAGCGTCGATAACACTCTTCGCGACGGCCTAAACGACGCTCAGGAGTACACCGTGATCGACGCTCTGACGACGCTGTGCGCGACGCTTTTCGAACGGTCTTCTGAACACTGTTCTGAACGGTCTTCGAGACACTGTTTCGAACGGTCTTCACGACGCTCTCAGTACACTGAACTTTGCTCTGCCCACGACGCAGGCACACTCTCCTGATCGTCAGGAGCGTCGCTGTCGAAGACGTTGACGGGTTGCGTGCGTCGCAGTGCGTCGATCATTTCCAGATGCTCCCAGATCGCATACTGCGGGCTCTCCTGCTTCAGTCTGAGCAGCTCGTGAACGACGACGCCGCGCAGATGCAGGGACGCGAGCTTGCGCCACGCCTTGATGACGGCCACCATCATGTTTTTGTTGTGAACGACGTCATCATTGCGCACGAACGAACGCAGCAGCAGCTCGTCAGTCTCTTCATCGAGTACGACGTACTTGTACGCGCGCAGCTCTTCGAGCGCTGACTCGACGCCGTCAAGGTTGATCGTGGGAGACAGTGCAGCGATGTGCTTCGGCTTCCAGTCCATCGCCCCGCAGGCCGTGAGGTTTTCATTGCCGACAAGTGCCCAGTAAAGCCATTGCGCCGTGTGGCTGAGCTGACGCCATTCAGGGTCGCTCTGCACGCTCAGCTTCAGCTTGCCGTATGTCCTCATGCTTCGAGAGCCTTCTTCAGGATCGCCCTGACTGCGCCCTCCGTGAGCCCGACGTGCTTCGCGATCTCGACGTTCGTCATGCGGTGGACAGTCTTCGCTTCGACGACGCGGGCGATCAGCTTCTCGCGTGACTCGACGACACCCAGCGCTGCAGTGTTCAGACGCTCTGCGACGTCCTGCAGCGGCTCCCCAGCCGGTATCTCCGTACTCATTTTTGTGCTTCCTGACTACTTGCTTGTGTACTCGCTTTTGCGTGTCGTAATCGCTTTCGACTACTTACTAAAGACTCTAGTCGTAAACGATTGCGCATGCAAAGCCTGCCGCGCGTCTGGGCGTGTCGCGTGCATCACACACAAAAGAGTCCCGCCGATCGTTGCTGATCGACGGGACTCTCGTCTCGCTGTGTGCGCTTCTCCGCGCTTAGAAGGGTGGCTCGCTGTCAGGCCCATTACCCCAGCTGCCTGAGCTCGCCTGTGCAGCCCAAGGATCGTTCTGCTGACCGCCCTGAGCCATGCTGCCGCCGCTGTAGTTGCCGCCCTGCTGGTTGCCGCCGCCGAAGCCGCCGCCCCCACGGTTGCCGCTGCCGTTGCCGCGCTGCTGCCGCTTCATCGCCGCAGACGCCCATCGCAGCGACGGGCCGATGCTGTCGACTTCGAGCTCGATGACAGTGCGCTTCTCGCCCTCTTTCGTCTCGTAGCTGCGCGACTTCAGACGCCCGACGCAGATGACCTCCATGCCCTTCTGCAGGGACTCTGCGACATTCTCTGCAGTCTCGCGCCAGACAGCAGCGCGCAGGAAGAGCGTCTCGCCGTCTTTCCACTCGTTTGACTGTCGATCGAACGTTCGCGGTGTGCTCGCGATCGTGAAGTTCGCGACAGCGCTGCCAGACGGCGTGAACCGTAGCTCTGGATCGTTCGTCAGGTTTCCGATCACTGTGATCGTTGTTTCACCGGCCATTATTTCCTCTTCGTGTAGCTGCGTGGTTCTCGTATTGGCCCGTCAAGGTGCGCCCAGCCTGCCCCTGTGATGATGCGATGCACTGCAGTCGTCGTGACGCCGAAGCGTGTCGCGAGCTCCCTCAGTGTGATGCGCTCCCCAGCAGCGATCTCGCGCATGCGCACGACGTCGGCATCCCGCAGCTTAGCTGCAGAGTGCTCGACGCCGCGCACATACAATCCTTCTCTAGTCATCGAACTGCGCAGCTGCGTCGTTGTCGATGTACGGGTCATCTTCGCCCGCGTGATCTCCGCGCTCGTCCATCGGCACGCCCTGCGTTACCTGAGCGACATCAGCGTTCGGCGTCGCGTCGACGCGTACAGTCTCGTCAGCGATGATCGCAGTCTGCATCTGCGTCGTGCGTGGCATCCACTTGAACAGCTTGCGCACGACAGTCTTCAGAGCCATGCTGTCGAAGTGCTGCACCCACGGCCCGACGATGCGCCCGTCGCGCGTCTTCGCCATAGCGAACTTGTCGCGGTGCTCTTCAGCGTCAGCGACAGACATCCACTCGAAGACGGGCCGATCTGAGCCCTTGCGGTAGAACTTCGCGTAGTAGCCGATCACTTTGCCGCGTCCCGTCATTGCGGGAATGTGCGTCAGCTTGTCGCTGCCGTAGTCGACCTGAAACACGTCGTTTTCGTACACCATGCGGGCGACAGTGCCCTCGACTTCGTTCGAGCGGTTCGCAAGTTCGAGCATGCCCTGATAGCCGAGAATAAACTGCGCTTGACCCTTGAACGGGATCACATACGCGTGACCGAGAGCGCCGACGCCGGGACGCAGACCGAGCTGGGCGCACGTCATGAGCGAGCCGAGCAGAGATGCTTTGTCGCATTCGAGCAGCTTCGGCGTCTGCCTGATGACAGTGAGCGCGTCACGCACGAGCTGAGCAGCTTCAGCGCCACGCGGCATCGCGAGCTGGAACTGCGGCATCATGTCTTTCAGCGTCGAGTCGATCGACTGCTGGCCCTGATTCTGCTGCTGCTGTACTTGCTGGCCCTGTGCGCGCTGCGCGAGTCCGTTTGCCATGATTACTTTCCTTTCGGTGCGTCACGCAGAACGCGTGCGCGGTAGGTGGTGTGCAACTCAGGTTCTGCTGCTTTGAGTAGGTTCGGATCGAAGACTGTCTTAGCTACGCTGTACTGTTCGTACTTCTCAGGGTGGTCTTCCTTGAATTTCTTCGCAGCGAACGTGCCGTTATTCACGAGCGTCTTGATCAGCTCGCCCTGCGGATTGCGCAGCGCCCAGTTGTTGCCGAAGATCGCCCTGATCTCTGCCTGTACGCGCTTCTCGTCTGTCTCGCTCGCTTTCGCGTTCGCCTTGATCTTCGCGAGCTCGACATTCAGCAGCTCGAAGCGTGCCAGCTCGTCGGCGGTGAGCGTGCGATCGAGCTCGTCAACGCCGCGCTGGTAGAGCGTCTTGACCTCTTCGTATGAGACGGCTGTCATCGCTGGCGGCACCTGTGCGAGCACATTCTCGTGCCAGAAGCGATCGACGACGTCGAGCACGATGCCGATCAGGTTCTCGTCGCGCTCGACGCGGCGCACCCTGAAGTCGCGCCCGTCGATCAGACCGACGACCCATGCGTGAGAGCGGCCCGTCACGTACATCGACCATGCGACCTGCAGCTCAGCGTGATCGCTGACTTGCTCGTCTTCCCACTCGTCAGCTGTCCAGCTCTGCAGTGTTTTCGACTCGAAGACGCCGCCGTCGCTGACGAGTCCGTCGACAGTGATCTGCGCATAGTCGCGCTCTTTCGAGCGGTGCAGCCCAGCTGAGCGCACTTTCAGTTTCGTGTCTTCCTCGAATGCTGTGCGCATCGCTTTTTCGAGCAGCAAGCCCCAGCGCATCGCAGCGTTCGGCTTCAGCTCAGGCGACAGCCCGAGCTTGTCGTTGTAGACGCCCCAAGCTGATTTCCACTTGTGCAGGCCCATGATCGCTGAGATGTCAGAGCCGCCGACGCCCTTCGTGCGCTCAGCGAGCCACAGCTCACGCGGCGCATTCGCGGGCAGAATCAGCTTCGAGCCGGGAGTGCGATAGTTGACGCTCATGCAGGGTTACCGCCGAACGCGACGACGATGACAGCCATAGCTGCGACGAACGCGATCAGCATCAGTGCTGTCGCAATTTCCTTGACCCATTCGCCGCGCTCAGTGAGCACGATCGGAGGTTGCTTAGACATTGTGTTCCCCTTCTGGCAGTGTGCGCTTCGCTTATCTGAAGCGCTAGAACAACACTAACGCATTTTCACATAGTTACAAAACGCGGACACGAGCTGCTGTAAAGTGGTGTTTGCATCTTCTCTCTGATGCCGACATCTGGCGGTGTTCGCTGAAAAGGGCGGTTCGAAACTCCTGCATCGAACCGCCCTTTTCTATGCCCTCTACGCTTCGAGCACGACGCCGATCGTGTCATGCTGATTCCACGTACCGGCCTTGCCGTCAAGCTCGTCCCACGTAGCGCCAGCAGCAGCCATGAAGCTATCCCACGTCGCGACAGCGTTCTGAGCAACGAGATTATGCCCAGCTGGCACGACGCCCGTCGAGCGCACGTTCGTGACGAGCGTCGTCAGGTTCCCGCCCGGTACTTCAGACGAGCGCACGAGCAGCACAATCGTAAACGGCGTGACGCTCGACGGCACGACAGCGACCTGCTTGTCGCCCGTCAAGAACCGCTTCGCAGCTTCAGCGATCGAACTGCGCGTGCCGATAGCGGGACGCCCGCCAGCAGTGATCTCAGCGATCGCTGCACGCAGATCAGTCAGCGACGCTGCACGCTGATCAGCAGACAAGCCGATGATCTGCCCCAGCCAGCGCAGAGCAGCATCAGGCGTCTTCGTGATGTCAGTGAGCTCGTTGAACCATATCGAGTCAGACAGATCGCGCATCTCGCCCGCAAGCGCGCCTACGCCGTTCAGCCAGCGCAGCAGCGGGAAATACCCCAGCGACGGGTCCTGCACGCTGTCAGCCATGCGGAAAGCGTTTGGCAGCGTATCCCAGAGCTTGCGCGTCCAGCCGTGCAGTAGATCGAGACGCTCGATGCGATACGAGCTTGACTGCTCAGGCGTGCCGTCCCAGCCGTAGATGAATTTCGAGTCGCCGGGAGTGTCGCCCGTCCAGTACGGCTCAGCCAGCGCAGCGCGCACTTCTGCTTCAGTGTTGCCGACGTGCCCGCGCACTTCGTCGACCCACATGCGCTTGCCAGCTGGCATCGGGTTCACAGTGTCGTCGCCGTTGCGCAGCTGCACATAGACCGCAGCAGACGCAGTCCCAGCGGGCGCCTGCAGCACGAGCGTCGGCCAGTCGCCATTGTAGAACGGCGCGTTTTTCCACGTGCTTGCGAAGTACCCGAGAGCGACGCCCGCAGCGTCCCGCCAGCCGATCTGAATGCGCGTCTGATAATTCGTCGAGACGCTCTCAGTTGCCGTGAACGCGCCGAGCGCGAACCATTGTCCCTCGTTGATCAGCGGTCGATAGAGCGAGCTTGTGATCGACAGAGACGCGACGCTCGCAGTGCCGTCAGTCGTGATCGCAGCAATGCGCTCCCCGTCTTTGAGCATCTGCGACCATGCTGATGTCTGAATGCCCGTCGCGTTGCTGATCGTCCAGATGCTGAACGTCGAGTCTTCGAACGACGGGTTAGCTATAACGTTGCGCAGTGTTGTCATTAGTTCACCGTGATGTTGATCGTGCCCACAGTCGGCAGCGGAGCCTTGCCAGCGAGCGTGATCGTCGCAGGCACAGTCGTGACGCTCTTGACGCCTGCAGCGTTGCCGACGACGCTGATCATCGCGTACTGCTCAACAGTCGAGTCCCACGGCCACGCAACCGGGCTGAGCCACTCGCGCAGCGCAGCTTCGACGTTCGCGCGCACGTCAGCTGCAGTCTGCCCGACGTCGGCCTTGACTGTGATGTTCAAGTTCACGACTGTGTACGTCGGCGCGATCACATGCACGAGCATCGACGCGATCGCTTGCGACGTGAGCCAGTTTTCGATGTCAGTCATGACGCCCGAGCTGATCGCCTGACCGCTCTGATTTGCCACGGCGACAGTCATGTGCCCCCACTGCGGAGAGCCCGGCACTGCCGGGTTGTAGCTGTCGAACGCTTTCGCTCGACCGACCTCAGCGCGCGTCAGTGCGGCATACTCAAACTGCTGCGGCTGCACGAGCGTCGAGACTTGACGTGCGAGCGTCGACGCCGCGCGCCCAAGGAACGAGCCGTCAGTTTCCTCGCCAGCTCCACCGGACATCGGCAGCGCAAGCACAGCAGTTTCAACGAACGGCAACGCAGTCACAGTGCTGACGAACGTGCCAGCTGGCATGCCGTTCGCTGTGTCACCGACGACTTCTGCGATCACGTTCACTTCGCCCGTCGTCGACTCGCTCGTGATGATCTGCAGCTCTTCAGTCGTGAGCAGATCGACAGTCTCGCCCGTCGAGCTGACGACGAGACGCAGCCGCGAGCCGAGCGGGATGACCTGCGTCGGGTTGCTGTTCGTCACAGTGAACGCGACGCGCCCCGTCGCTGCTGTGCCAGCTGAGCGGGTTACGCCGTAGAGTCCCATGACGCCCTCGATCACGCGATCGCCCAGCATCTGAATTGCCATGATCTCAGGGCCGAGCATCAGCGCGAGAGCCTGCAGCAGCACGACTTCAGTATTGCCTTGCTGCGGCTCCCAGTCAGGCAGCACGGACTGAATGTGCGTCACAGCGGCTTCAACGAGATCGCTCTCGGTGCCGTACTGCAGCAGCTTCAGCGCTTCGATTTCCGGTGCGTCAACTGGCTGATCAACCATTGGTATTTACTCCTGTGTTTGCGTCTTCGTAGGCCCATGCGATGCTGGCGACGCTCTGCGTGTCGCTGTACGGCGTCGACTCGACAGCAGTGATGCGCACGCCTGCCGGGCCGAACGCTGTGACGCCCGCTTGCACGTCACCGATGTGCAGCTCGCCAAACGTCGGATCAGGCACACCGTAGTCAGGTGCCATAGGCCGCTCGCCAATGTTCGTGAGCACGAGTTTCGCGATCGCTTGATCGACGAACGCGTCAGAGCCGTGCGCGACAGTCGCGACAGCTCCTGTCGTCGTGAGTGTGAAAGGGAAAGAGATAACGCCGCCAGCCATGATCTAATCATGCCCTGACGGCGCTATCTCTTGTGGGACGGGACTATCCAGCGACGGTGCGCTCGATCTCAGCTGGCTTGTTATCCGGTGCGAGCCACTTCATGTACTTGCGCGCGAACTCGACAGCTTTCGGCAGCGCCATGATGCGAGCGAGCAGCGCAGCCGCGCCAGTGATCAGCGCAGCGACGCCGAGCAGAATGACACGCACGCTGTCAGGCAGCACAGCGCCGAACTGATCGAGCACGAGCTGCAGCACTTCAGGCACGAGAGCCGCGAACGCGATGAACGCCGGGATGCCAACCTGCACGAACGTGCGCAGCGTCGTCTTCCACGGATGAACAGTCTGCGCAGCTGGCGCATTCTTTTCGACGATGACGCCCGTCAGCGGCACGCCCTTCTCATAGCGTCCCATCACTTACCTCGATTCTTGAACGTGTTGATGAACCAGTCGCTGAAGCTGCGCAGCGCCTGCTCTTCCTGATCGCGTGTCAGCTCAGTCTTGCCCGGCACGTCGACCTCAGTCTCGATGCTGAACTTGTCGAGCGGAATGTTCGTGCCGCAGCTCGTAGTCGCGCCCGGCACGTCTTTGTGACGCGTGAGCTTCAGCGTGTAGCCCATCGTGTCGCGCCACTCGCGCTGAAACTGCTTCACGAGCTCGATCGTCGCCGCGTCAGGGTTCGGCGGCACTTCGACGCTGAGCCAGTCGTTGCCGCCCTTGCCAGCATGGAACGCGCGATCGACAGTGTCGACGACGCTGATGAAGTGCGGGGCCTGTGCGACGAAGTGAGCAGACGACGGCGCATCAGGGCGCGGCGTCGCGAACCAGCCAGTCGCAGAGCCAACCCAGTCGCCGTTAGCCGGTGCGCGGCTCGGGTCGTCGATCTGATGCACGACAAGATACTCAGGCCGGGCCGGGAAGTTGCCGCGCTGCATATTCTCGACAGCAGCGGGCTTGACGCCCGTCGAAGTCTTCCAGCGCTTCGCGAAGCTGTACTGCTTGACCGGCTCAGGCGTCGGTGTCGGCGTCGGCGCGGGAGTCGTGACGGGCGGGAAATACTTGCTCGTCAGATTCGGCAGCGTGCCAGCCATAGGATTCTCGAAGCTCTCGCTGTGCATGAAGCCGCTCTGCCCGACGAACCAGCCATTGCTGCTCTTGTCGCCGTACGGGCGCGTCGCGAGCACGTAGCCGTCAAACTGCACGATCTCGCCAGCGTTGAACGTCTTCACGAGCTCGCTGTTCTTATCGGGCGACTTGCGCAGTGCAGCACCGCTCGCGCCTACCTTGCGCTGATTCGGCTTCAGCACAGGCGGCGGGGGCGGCGTCAGATTCGGCAGCGTGCCCGCGTACGGGTCAGTGAACGCAGTCGAGTGGAAATACGTGCCGCTGAACGCGCCAACGAACCAACCACCGTCAGCGTTCGTGACGTAGCCCTTCAGCGTGAGAATGTCGCCAGCTGCGAAGACGCGCCCGATCTCAGCGCTCTTCGACGGCGCGAGCCGCTCGTTGACGCCGAGCTCGCCAACCATGCGCTGATTCGCCTGCAGCGGGTTGTCGAGCGGCACGTTCGGGCGCAGCCAGCCCAAGCAAGGGCCGGTGCCCGGCTGATCGTAAAGCAGCCAGCCAGTGAACGCAGGCCGCTGATTGAAGCCGTCCTGCTGAATGACAAGAACGCGCGACTGCTCAGCGCGCAGCACGACAGCGACGTGCCCGTACGGGTTCAAGCTGTCGCCGTCCCAGACGATGATGTCGCCGCGCTGCGGGATGCTGTTGACGTCCCCGACGATGTTCGGAATCCAGCTCACATACTGATTGTTGCGGCCCTTGAACTCGCGCGCGCCGCCGACAGCGCCGACACTCCCGCGCCAGCCCACGCCGGGGAATATCGCGTCAGCGTAATCGTCAGCGACGTCGACGCACTGCAGCCCGTAGGCATTATCGGGATTGATCGCGCGGCCAACAGCCGCATTCATCCACGCTTCCTGTACTGCGTTAGTCGTCATTGCTCAGTTCCTCTTCCTTTTGGTGTTGCGCTCGACGCAGACGCTCGACACGCGCGTGCTTCTGAGACTTCGAGATCGCGCCGATGATCAGCCAGACAGTGCCGATCAGACCGGCGATCAGAACGTTGTAGACATTGAGACGCACGTCGCGGGAATCGACGAGACGGCTGAACAGTAAGAATGTCGCCAGCGCGTCGAACGCCCAGAGCAGATACATGAAGACGCGCCCCGCAAGGTACTGACGCCAGCGCGAGACAATCGCGTAGTAGACAGTGAGCGACACGAACGACGCCCAGAGAATGACAAGTAGCACGACTGTGCTAGTCAGCCCGTAAATCGAGCCGACGACGATGATCGCGAGCATTGCTGCTGCGATACCCGCGATACCTGCGGCGAGTTTCATAGTGCCCCTTTGAATGTATGTTCCAGCGAACGAGTCCAGTTGTTCTCTTCGCGTATGAAGCGCTGCCGAGCGCCGACAGCGGCAGACTCGACAGCGAGCGACTCGACGGCTTTCTTGACGTGCTCAGCTTGCTTGACTGCTTCAGCTGACTCACTCTTTTCCTCGTCGGTCACGATGTACTTATGCCAGCCGAACAACTTGCTCAGTAGTGCGTTCACTCGTTAGCCCCTAGCTCAGCGTCTGCCTTCTGCTTGACCGACGTCATGATCTTGTCCATCGACTTGCCTACTTCGAGCACGCCCGGCAGAGCACCAGCGATCGTCCCTACGTCGCCAGCGAGCGACTGCGCGATGCCTTTCCAGTGATCGCGGTCAGCTTTGATCTCGTTGTAGTAGAGCTTCGGCACGAGAAAACGACCCGTCAGAATCGAGATCACGACCAGCCCGACAATCGCCCAAGGGGTCAAGTCGGTGCCGATCCATGCCGGAATATCTGAAAACATCAGTTGCCCTTCAGCTCAGCTACGTCAGACTGCAGCTGCTTGATAAGTTCCTGCTGCTGAGCGCAGATCGACCAAAGCGCGTTGACCATGAGCTGCTCGTTGATCGTCTCGACGTGCTCGCGGGTCTGCTTGTCAGCGTCTTCGTTGTCGAAGCTGACGAACTCAGTCATGCCCGCGTCGAAAACGTGCTCAGCAATGAAGTTCACGCGCACCGGAGCTGCGTCGCTGCCGAGCTCTTCGACGTTCTGCTTGTACTTGAACCGCTTCGGCTTCACGTCATCGAGCACGCTCAGCGGCACTGCGTAGTCTTCGATCTCAGTCTTGTACTTCTCAGATGACAGGTTGTAGCCCAAGCCGCCAGTGCTGTTGACCCAGACGGCGCGCCACGCAGAGCCAGTCGCAGCGTTCGTCGTGTAAATCGTCGGAGATTCGACGACGCCGTTGTCATAGCAAGTGATCCACGAGCCGACGTTAGGCGAACGGAACGCGCGAGCTGTCGCAGTCGTCGAGATCGCAGCAGTGAACGTGCTGACGTCGAGCTTCCCAGCGCGTGCAGCTTCCATCTGATCATCGACATAGAGCTTGTTCGCGCCGTCGATGTCCTGCGTCGGATAGTTGATCTCGATGCGGCCAGCCGCGTCACGCATGACGATGTTGTTCAGCGCGTACGCTGCAGTCGCGCCATACAGAACGTTGTAAGCAGCAGACGACATCAAGCCCGTCGTCGTCGCGTTCGCAGTCGGCACGCCCGTAACGTCAGCCCATGCGTGAGTGTGCGCAGACGGCGCGAACGTCGCAGGCTTGCCAGTGACATCAGCCCAAGGGTGCGTGTGCGCGTCAGGCGCGAACGTCGTCGGCTTGCCGCTCACAGTGAGCCACGTTGACGGGAACGTCGCAGGCTTGCCCGCAACACTTGACCAGTCAGTGTCGAAGATCGTCGGCTTGCCCGAGACTGTCGCCCACGTCGACGGCATCGTCGCGGGGATATTCGAGATCGAGCCCCAGTCTGATGCGAAGATCGTCGGCTTGCCGCTGATGTCTGCCCAAGGGTGCGTGTGCGAGCTGGGCGCGCGCGTTGCGATCTGCGTGTCGACGTAGCTCTTGTTCGCAGTGTCAGCAGCGACAGACGGGTTTGCGACCTGCGTGCGCCCTGCAGCGTCGAGCTTCACAAGAGTGTTCGGCGTCGCAAGCGCAGACGCGCCGTTCAGCAGAGTCTTGTCAGCAGCGCTCATGATGCCGTCGACTGCAGTCGTCGCGAGCGGCAGGCGCGCGACAGCGATCGTGCCGCTTGTGATGTCAGCAGCCGCGTGCGTGTGCGCAGTGTTCGCCTTCGTCGCGACCTGCGCATCGACGTACGTCTTGTTCGTGATGTCCCCGCCAGCTGACGGAGCAGCAACCTGAGCGCGCCCGAAGCTGTCAAGCTTCACGAGCGAGCTGGGCGTCGCAACAGCAGACGCAGTATTCAGCAGCGCCTTGTCAGTCGACGACATCGCGCCATGAGCTGACGACGTCGCGAGAATGAGGTTGTGCGTGTGATCAGCGCGGGCAGAGCGCGAGCTCGTGCCCTCAGTGCCCGCAACGTTCGGCGTGACAGGCTGACCAGCGCCGCCGCCGCCGTTCGTCGTGACTTCCTGCCAGCTCGTGCCGTTGTCGTAGAACAGTCGCGACACTGTCGTGTCCCAGTTGAAAGTACCCTGCTTGCCAGCAGCGGGCCGCAGCGCCGTCGTGCTCTGCGACGTGCGAGCAGCCTGCGCGTCGATCAGGTTCATCAGTGCGTTGAACTCGCCGCGGTTCGGATGCGGATCAGTGCCCGCGCCGTAGACCTTGAAGCCGAAGCGCCCAGTCGTCGTAATAGCCATGCTTACAGTGTTCCCCAGCCGCCCGGCTCATTGTGGGACGGCTGGGGTGTCAGCGCTAGATAAAGTACGTGTACTCGACCGAGATGTAAGAGACGCTGCCTGAGCCGACAAAGAACAGCGTGCCGTCAGGGTAGAGCACAGCGCCAGTGCAGCCGGGAGCAGCTGACTGAAAGAACACCGGGAACCATCGCTGCTCAGCTGGGCGATACCCTGCAGGGACGACGCCGAAGTTCGTCCCTAGCGAGCCGCTCTTCAGGAATCCCTTGATGTTCACGACGTTGCCGATCTTGCGCACTTGCAGCGTCGCGTGCGGGCCTGCGTCATAGTTCACCCACGGAGACGTAATCGTGCAGTTGACCCAGCCCGAGTCAGCGACAAGCGCGTCGACGTAGTCCTTGCGCGTCATCGACTGCGGCAGCGAAGACTGAGCCTGCGATGCGGGCATGTAGAAGTTCGTCGCCATGAGATCGCCAAGGCTGTTTCGTAGCGCGAGTGTGCTAGCAACGTACGACGCGTTCGCGTTGTCGAGCTTCGTCTTGTCAGCCGCGCTCATTGCGCCCTGCGCAGACGTCGTCGCAGCCGGGAGTCGCGCAGCTGCGAGAGTGCCGCTTGCGATGTCCGCAGCGTCATGTGTGTGCGAAGTGTTCGCCTTGCCGTTCAGCGCTGTCTGCGTCGCAGTCGAGATCGGCTTGCTCAGATCGCTCGTATTGTCGACGTTGCTGAGCCCGACGTCAGCCTTGACGAGCAGCACGACACCTGACTTGCCAGCGACAGACTGAACCTGCCCAGCAGCCATGATCTCTTTCCAGTCAGCGAGCGTGCCGGGACTGTCAGAGCTGAGCACGTACGTGAGCCCGTTGTCAGAGCGGATCGCCATATCGCCGCGCTGCGCAGTGAGCGCCAGCATCGCAGTCTGCGACGCTACCGTGTAGACCTCATTCACAGCGAGCGGCGGCAGCTGCGCAGTGCCGATCGTGCCTGTCACTTCAGCGAACGACGGGAACCAGTTGCCAGCCTTTGCTGTCGTCGACGTCGTGCCGATCGCGAGCGAGCTCGTGCCAGCGCCGATTGCAGTGCGCGCAGCAGCAGCGTCAGCAGCCGAGAGTACAGCGCGCCCGACAGTCGTGCTTCCGACGATGTCAGTCTGCGCGTGCGTGTGAGAAGCAGCAGCCTTGCCGCCGAGCCCAGTGTCGACATAGCCCTTCGTCGCAGCATCAGCAGCAGCAGAAGGATCAGCGAACTGCGCGCGCCCAGCTGCGTCACGGATGACGAGCGTGCTTGCCGTCGCAGCAGACGCAGCAGCAGCAAGCTTCGCATCTGCGCCGTCGAGCTTCACTTTGTCAGCCGCACTCATGAAGCCCGCGACAGTCGTCGTCGCTGCAGCGTGGACGTGGCTCGTCGTCGACACTTCGTTCCATGTGCCCCACGCGAGCGTTGAATACTTCGCCCGCCAGAAGACGCGAGTCGTCGAGCTGTACGTCGTGTACCACTGGTACGTGAAGATGCTCACAGCGAAGACAGTCAGCCAGCCAGCGAGCCCGATCGGGTAATTCACGCTCGTATTCGCTGCAGCGTTCAGGGACTGATGATAGTTGCCGCCTGTCACGTAGTCATTCAGATCGTGCGTCGTCGACGGCAGAATCGTCGGTGCCTTCTCGTAGCGCGCAGCGTCGCCAGCGTCGACGTAGCTCTTTCGCGTAGCTGCGTTGTTCGCGACCTGCGAGTTGCCGAGATACGCTTCGTTCACGATGATCGAGCCCGACGCGCCGCGACGCACGATCGTGTCGTTGCCGCCCAGAATCGAGCCGAGCGCGTCAGCGTACTCTTTCGTCACCGCATGATGCGGATCAGTCGGTGCGTTGTCGATCAGCACGTCAGTGAACCGAGCATCGCCAATGATCAGACCGTCAGCACTCAGCGCCGAGAGCACGACGAGATCGTCGACGCGTCCCTGAATCGCGCCGACGATGACGTTAGCGCCGATCGCGAGATTGTCGACGAGCGACGGGTAACGTCCGATCGGCTCGTCGCCGCCGAGCTTCGGCACAACAAGGTTCACTGAGCCGTCGCTGTAGACCTCTGCGACGTAGCCGCGCCACAGCTCAGACGTGCGCTCAGCTCCTGAGCCTGATGTCGTGCGAACAGTGCGAGAGATCGCGCCCCTAGCCATGTGGTTATGCCCCTTCGAGTAGACGCACGCCCGGCAGGCGGTACGCGTCAGAGTAACGATCCGTCTCAGGCGACGTTACAACACACAGCCGAGCGCCGCGTGACTCGACCGTGCGCCCGTCGCCCAGCGAGAGCGCCATGCGCCCGTCAGGCAGGCGCAGAGCGAGCCCAGCGACGCTCAAATCAGGCTCGCGCCGCTGAGTGCGCACAGACAGCAGCGCGAGCGCGTCAGAGTCCCTGTACGGCAACGACAAGCCCTCGACTGCCATAGCGCGCCCGATAGCTTCAGCAACCTCGAGCCGTGGCCCGCGCTCACTCAGCAGCATCGAGTCGACGTCGACACCTGTCGGCACGACGTGCGTCGCAGTGCGCAGCACGCGCGTGACGATCAGACGAAACCATACGTTCATCACTTCACCCTCTTCGGGCGCAGATAGCCCTGCAGCCCAGACTTTGTAATTACGAGCTGACGCGTCGGGCCGGGATTCTGCGACATCGTCAGCACAGAGCCGCCGCGATCTTCGAGCACGACAGCGACGTGACCGTAACCGCCGCCCATCGCCGCGCCCCAGCATGCGATGTCGCCCTTCTGAGCACGAGCAGACGCGCCGATCTGCGTGTACGCGCCAGAGCGCCCGCCGTTGCCGTACCAGTCTTTGCCGTTGCCGCTGATGCCGGGACCGCCGACGACGTTGCGGTTGAACGAGATCGCGACGTCGACGCACTGCGCGCCGAAAGCGCCGTCCATGTCGATGCTGCGACCATTCACAGATGCGGCCCAGCGATCAGTCGCAGCAGCAAGACCTGACGGGCCTGACGTGCCGCCGCTGCCGACAGTCGAGCTCGTCGGCTTCGTCTCGCTCTTCGGATTGTCTTCGCGCGGCGGCTCGATCTTCGGGTCGATCGGACGCTGGCACGTCGCAGTGACGACGCCCGCAACACTCAGCGGGAAGTCGACAGCTTTGATGATCCAGACGCCGCCCATCTTGCCGACGCCGCCGCCAGCGAGTCGCACAGTGTCGCCGGGCCGGGCAGTGTCTGCGTCTTTCGAGATCAGACGCAGCGTGAGCTCTTCCTCGATGTCGCTGCCGGGACTGTCACTGTACTCAGGCATGCCCTGCAGGCCGATGTTGTATGAGCCCCAGCCGTCCCAGTGAATCGGCCACTCGCGATGTTCCCACGCGCTTGACACGAGCCACGACGGGCGCGCGAAGACGAGAGTGCTGCCGTACTCAAACAGCCACACTCCCGTTTCGCGGCTCGTCTGTGTTAACACGTCCCATGTTGACTCGCCCGGCTCGCCGTCTTCGCCCGCCTTGCGCACGAGCGTCTTCGAGCCGAGCCCCGGCTGCACGACGTGAGTCATGCCCAGCTGCGACGCGATCGCGCGCACCCAGCCTGCGACGTCGACGTTGCCCCAGCTGTACGCGCCGCGCTGCGACTTCAGCGTCGTGACGAACTTCGACGGCGCTTTGATCGTCAGCTGCGGCCCAGCACTGCCAGCCTTGAACGATTCGCCGTCGCTGATCAGATGCCAGTCGCCGTACCTGATCGTCGCGCCACGAGCGAGCACGCCGCTGCGGAATATCTGCGCGTCATGCGTGTCTTCGAACGTCAGCGACATCTGCGTGACTTGATCAATCGCGAAGCCGAGCGTCGCTTTGCTGCACGCGTCGCGCATCTGCGCAGTCAAGCCCTTGCCCGTCACGATGATCTGCTTCAGCTTCGTGTCATCGAGCGTCGTCGCCATTACGCGGGCACCTTGAACACTTGACCGGGGAAGATCAGGTTAGGGTTGCCGCCGACGACTGCACGGTTCATGTTGTAGATTTCCGGCCAGCGTGCGCCGTTGCCGAGATAGCGCGCAGCGATACCCCAGAGCGTGTCGCCCGGCACGACGCGATGCTCGCGCACGTTGCCGCCGATCGGGCGCGCAGCAGGCGGCGGCGGGGGCGGCGGCACGACTTTGCTGATGCTGATCTCGACGTCAACAGCTTCCTCTAGCTGCCACTCGACAGAGATGCGAGACGCCTGATTAGAGCGGCTCAGCTGCGTCACTTCGAAGTCGAGCCCCTTGATGTACCACCAAACCGCTTGCTGAAACTCGACGCTGCCGTTGTTGAAACGAACGCGCGTACCGTCAGCGCCGAGCTTGCGGATCGCAGCAGCAACATGCTCGATGCTCTGCGTGTGATCGAGCGAGTAGATCGAGCTCGTGAAGCTCAGCGTCGCGAGCCCGTCGCCAACCTTGCGCGTTGCTGTCTTGTAGCCCTCGCGCTCGATCTGCCCGAAGCGTGCGACGTTTGAATACTTGAACTGCGGCGGGGTCGAGTACATGCTGACGCGCCCGCCGTCAGGCTTTACGATGCTCATAGTGTGCGACGTCGTCGCGCGAGCAACCAATACGGCTACCATCAGTAGTCCCTCTCGTCCTTGTCGTCGAAGTGCTCTTCCATGATGTCGATGATCTTCTGCACGTCTGCGTCGCTGATCTTGCCGTCTTGCGCGACGATCGTGACCTGCACAGCGCCCTTCTCGACGATCTTCACATTGCCGCCGCCAGTCGAGCCGCCCGAAGTGTTCGAGTAGCCAGACGTCAGCGCAGGCCCGCCGCCAGCTGGACGCCCGCCAGAAGCGATGCGGTTCGCAGCCATGATGCGATCAGGCCCGATCGCACGCGTCAGCTCAGGCACGAGCACAGACTCGCCGCGCGACAGCGTAGCGGGGATAGTGTCCTTGCCCGGCGAGTAGCCGCCGAGCACAGTGCCGCCGCCCGCGTAGCCAGCGACGCCGCCGCCCGAGTACGTGCCGCCGCCGCTGTTTTCCTTCGGGATGCCGAGCATATCCTGCAGCCCGCCGAGCGGGTTCGAGAAGAAGTCAGAGACGTTTTTCACGACGTCACCGATGATCTTGCCGAGCCCCTCGAAGATGCCACCCACCCACTTGATGACCTCGCCCAGCGGCCCCTTCAGGAAGTCGACGAGATCGACGAAGCCGTCAAGCAGGAACTTGATGATCGGCATCAGAATCTCGATTGCCTTGCCGAGCACAGTCGACAAGATGTTAGCCAAAAGCGAGATGATCGGCATCAGCGGAGTGATGACCTGCATCGCGAGATTCAGCAGCAGCGAGACGATCTCCATGACGGGCGGGATCAGCGGCGCAAGGGCCGAGATCAGCATCGTGAAGATCGGCGCGAGTGTCGTCAGCAGCGACATCAGCGGCGGCAACACAGCAGCGATCAGCTGCATGAAGACCGGCACAAGCTGCGAGATCAGAGTCGTCACGATCGGCATCACAGCCGTCAGGATCGACACAAGAATCGGAACGAGCGAGCTGAACAGCTGCGACACGATCGGCAACACGCTTGTGACGAGCTGCATGAAGACAGGCATCAGCGACGTCATCAGAGTGACGCCTAGATTCAGCAGCACGCCGAGCAGCTGATTGATCGCGTTCCTAAATGGCTCACTCGTGCTATATGCGTAGATCAGCAGACCGGCGATCAGACCGATCGGCCCCAGCAAGAACCGCAGCGAGCCGCCCAGCTTGCCGATCATGCCCGACAGCCCGCCGAACATCGACATCAGCGGCGACAAGATCGGCATGAATTTGCCGAAGCTTGCGAGCAGCAGCCCAGCGCCGCCAGCGATGCCGAGCCACTGCGCAGGGCTCAGGGTGTGCAGCGTCGCGCCGATTCGCTCCATGACGCCGACGAAGCCGTCGCTCGTGACGTCGCCCTCGCGCAGCGCTGCAAAGAATGCTGAGATGCCGAGACGAGCCTGACCGACGACGATGCCGACGCGCTCGAAGCCGCCAGCCATGCCGTCAGACGTGACGCCGTCCATCGGGGACGCAACAGCTGCCTTGAAAGCGCGCACGCTGCCGATGATTTCACCGATGACCTTTGTCGTTCCCGGCCCGAAGCCGAGAGCTGCAGCAATGTCTTGCGACGTGCCGCCAGCTGCCGCGACGTCTTTCGCTGCGTTGATCTTGTCGATGAAAGCAGAGATGCCATTCACAGCGCCGAGAGCCTTCAGGCGTGCAGCGTTGAAAGCGGGAGCAAGCAGTGCGCCCATCTTCGCTGACAGGTTCGTCTGAGCGACGTTCAGCCGCTTCGCGATGTTCGCTGTGCTGTCCATCGTCTTCGTGAAGTCGCCAGCTGCGATGTTCGACTTCTCCATAATGAGAGCCTGCGCAGCAAGCACCTTCGCCTGCGGTTCGAGCGCGTCTTTCGTCGACGACACAAGGCCCATTTCCAGAGCCTTCTGCCGCATCGTCGCGTCATCGAGCATGACACCAAAGGCGCGGATCGGCTCAGCTTCGCCGCGCATTGCAGCGCCGATCGCTTCGATTGCCTGCTCAGGGGACTTACCAAAGAACGACGCCATGTCGCCAGCGCGAGTGATCAGATCAGTGCTGAACGTTTCAAGGTCTTTACCCGCGAGCCCGGCTGACTTGCCGTAGACGCCGTACGTCTGCGCAGCTTCGACGACTTGCGCCTGATTCAGGCCGAGCTGCTCGCCCGCCTTTTTCGACAGGTCGATGATGCCGTTGATGTTGTCGCCGTAGATCGTGCCAGCAGCCGCTGTAGCGTCTTCCAGCGACGAAAACGACTCGACTGCGCTATTCATCGCAGTGCCGATCGAAGCGACGCCAGCAGCAGCAGCGAGCCCGCCCAGTACGCCCTTCAGCTTCGAGCCGAAACCTTCGCCCATGCCAGAGCCAGACTCTTCGCCCGCCTTGCGCGACGCTTCGATGATCTTGCGCCCAGCAGAGACGACAGCAGACTTCGCGCCGTTCCAGCCGCCCGACGCTGCAGAGCTCAGACGCGACCACATGCTCGTCATGCGCGACGTCGCAGTGTTCTGAGAGCCGAGAGCGCTCAGGATCGTCGTCGAGCTCGACTTCGTCGCAGACGCCTGCCGCGACGCAGAGCTCGTGATTGCCTGCTCAGTGCCCTTGACTTTCGACTTCAGGGAATCGAGCGGCGCAGACATCTCATCTCGCAGCTGAGCCGTAAGTACAACTCTGCTCTCGTCAGCCATGCGCCGCCCGATCCTTCATCTAGATACTTCTCCTTGCGTTTTGTTCAGCCTTGCGCTTCGCTTCTGCAGCTTCCTCGTCTTGCTGCAGAATCAAAGCTGCCGCGAACCTGACCGCGTTCTTGTTTCGGTTCGTCTCGAAGAGCATCGCAGCCGGGTCGACGCCGATCTTGCTGGCGACTCGCGCGTACTGCTGCATCTCTAGCGACTCTTCCGAAAGCCACGTGATCAGGCGTTGGTAGGGTCCACCGGCTGAGCGTCTTCGTCATAGCCCGCTTCGCTGAGCAGCGAGCCCGCGATCTTCATGATCTGTGCGTCGCCAAGGAACTTCTGAATCGCAGACTGCACAGTGCCCTTGTTCTTGTCACCGAACGCGGCGACGAACGCTGTGCTGTTCAGCTTCATATCCTCGTTGTCTTCAGGGTCGATGACGATATGCTCGTCGTCGGTGCCGCCCTTCAGGATCGCGACGCACTTGTCAGCGAGCATGACAGCGTTGCCCTTGATCAAGTCGGCGTTTTCCGGCGAGCGCTTTTTGCCGGTGCCGAGCGTGTGCCGCTCGTAGCGCTTCAGCTCGTGTCCCTCGATCACAGCAAGGAACCGCATGTACCAGCCGGGACGCAGCGTGTTTTCGTACGTCACGTACTTGTTGAGATCCTTGTCGGCTTCAGCTTTCAGCTCGTCGAAGATGCTCAGCTCGCGCTCAACGAGCTCGTCGCGGTGCTCGTACTTCGCAGTCACGTCGACGGGCTCAGTCGCTTCAGGGGTGCCGTACAGTTCAGTCATTTGGGGTAATTCCTTTGCTCAGTAACTCGCACCTGTTGCGAGCTCTTACCTTCGATACTCGCCCAGCTGGGCAAACAAGTGTGGGACGGTCACCGTGTTCGATACTGAGCGAAGATCGAACAGGCAACCGCCCCACGTTTGATACTCGTCTGCGCGGCCCTCAGCAACGCGCAGACGAGAGATTTATCAGGCCGGGCCTGATGTTGCGAACGTCAGAGTGATCTCAGCGAGATCGCTCGATGCCGCGTCGGTTTCCGGCTCCTGCATGCCCTTCAGCAAGCAGTCAGGGTAAACGTCAGGCCTGCCCACCTTGACGCCGTCACGATCGACTGCCTGCTTCGTGACAGTGAAAGTGTCGATGCCGACGCGACGACGCAGACGACGCACCCAATCCATATCGAGCGCAGGCGCGATCGTGCGAACAACTTCGATGTCGTCGAAGCTGACGGGACCGCCGAGAATGTCGGGACGCTCAGCGCCGCCGTCCCAATCCTCAGTAGTCTCAGACGATGCAGACGCGCCCGACATCGTGCGCCAGTTGCCGGGGATACCAGCGATTGACACGATGAACTGCCGCTTAGTCGCCTTCTGTGTGCGATTACCAGCCATGATTCAGCCCCTCTCAGACTGCAGCCGCGAGCGGCACTTTGATGATCTCAGCCTGAATAAGCTGAGCGGTGGGAGACAGCCGCACAGTCACGGAGACGAGCACCGTGTTGTTGCTTGCGGACGTCACAGTGTTGATCGACTCGTCGACCACGACGCGGTAACCGGGATCGACGAGATTGCCCTCAGCGTCAGTCAGCGCATAGAAGCCGTCGCGCTTCGCGATCGGATCAACGACGCCGACGACAGCGCCCTCGACCTGCCCGAGCAAGTGCTTGCGCCCGTCGAGCACCTGAAACACGAACGGTTCAAGAGCAGCGTCGATGCGCAGAGAAAGGTTGTTCAGAGCGTCGCGCGCAGTGAGCAGCCCAAGGTTCTCGCGATCAGTCGACATCGACGCGTAGCCGTAGAGACGCGTGTTCGTGCCAGTCGTCACGATGCCGTTCACGTACACAGCAGCGAGCGTGTTGTTGCCAGCGACGTCGAGCTGCACGTCAGTGCCAGTCGCCCAGCGCATGCGAGCAGTGTCGCCTGCAGGGACCTTCCAGAATCCGACGTCGCGGTGAGCCTTCGCGCGAACAGCTGCGACGTAGCCCTCTGGGCCGACGACGCGAGTGCCAGCGCCGTCAGGGATCACGACAGACGGCCAGAAGATGCCAGCTGCGTCGTTGTTCGACGTCGCAGTCAGCGCAGCAGCTGCAGCAACAGCTTCAGCCTGCGTAGTGCCGACACCGGGAGACAGCAAAGCGATCTTGTTGTACGTCTTCGCGTGAGCTGCGAGCAGCGCGCCGATCGTCGCAACAGTGTAGCCGGGAGCTGCGACAGCGCCGCCCTCTGCGAGCGTTCCAGCGTTGTCCAGAGCGCTGACGACGATAGCAGCAGTGACAGACGAACGATCGTCTGTGCCAGCGCTCAGGGCGGTCGGCGCAAGCACTGCAGGGTTGTTTGCGGGAGCCGCAGACACAGAGCCGAGCGAAGTGATCTTCACGTACGGGTTAGTCGCAGCAGCAGCAACGACGTCAGTCGGGGACGTCATGCCGGTGTAGCGCGAGAGCACCGTCGAGTTTTCGCTGATGATCAGATCGAACGTCGAGCCGTTCACCTTCACTTCAGCAGTCAGCGCAGAGCTCGTCGTGCCGGGGTTCAGCGCGTCGATCTTCAGCGTGTTGACAGCGAGCGTGTCTTTCAGCGTCAGCGTGCCCTTCGTCGCGGCAGGGCCAACGACGCGGGTCACGACGAGCTCAGAGCCGCCCTCTTCGAAAAACAGCCGCGCAGTGTCGAACATCGCAGTGTTGTACGACGTACGATCTCCGAACGTCGCAAGGAACTGCGCGAGCGAACGCACGATGACGCCCTTGCCAGTCGGCCCCTTAGCGGTCAAACCTGCGATGTGCAGTCGACCGGACTGCACGCCGGGATTCGACGGGCCGCTTCGCAGAGAAGTCGTTACTTCTACACCGATTCCCATAATCAGTCTCCTGTTTTCTCATCGACGCCGGGCCGACGCGATGCTCGTGATTTCTTGGCTTCTGCCTGATCCTCTTCGGGCTCAGGCTGCTCGACGACGACGATGCTGCCGTTGTCGATCAGCCGGTAAGTGATCGCATCTATCTCGATGTCGGCAGTCTCGCCGCCCCCGACGATATGCCCGGCTGTGTCGACGACGAGCGCGTGCGCCATTGCGTTGTGAATGGTCGTTGATTTGCTCATGACTTCACTCTGACTGCTCGACGCGCGCGAGTGTGGGACGGCTGCAGTGTCGCGTCATCAGACGTCGAGATTCCACTCAGGCAGCGGCGACTTCGACGTCGTCGCCTGCGGCTCGTCGACAACGATCTCGACCTCGACGTCAGCCAGCAGCGTCTCGATGCGTTCCTCGCTGATGACCTGCACGTCGATGTATCCGCCGCTCAGGAACTGATTGCCGTTCGGGACTTTGCCGACAGCGCTGTACGACTCTTGAATCGTGCGCGGCTCGATGCTCAGGTTCTGCTCGCCCTGCAGTATCTGCTTGCGTGCGAGCAAGCACTCGCGAGCTGCGAGCATGTAGCGCTTCGTGCGCAGCGACGTGCTCTTGTAGCTATCGCCGCGCGCGTAGACGTAGACCTGCATGTTGTAGGCGAAGCTGTACTCGTCGTATTGCCCGTTCGAGTCAGTCTGACGATTGTCCTGCCGCCCGCTCGTGTTGACGGGCACGACGAACAGCGCAGGGAACGTCTCGATGCTCATGACGTCGAGCTCGTCAGCTTCGATCAGAGCGAAGTCAGGCAGCTGCGTCGCAGTCGCGCCGTAGCGCGCGCGCAGCTCGTTCAGACGCGCAGGCATCATCTCGCGCAGCTGAGTCACAAGCGCGCGCGTGACCTCTTCGGAGCCGAGCATTATGTTGTCCCTTCGACAATCCAGCGCTGCAGAATCTTCGCGAAGTTGCGAACGTCCTCGCGCCGTACACTTCCAATAATTGGGCGGGCGGGCATGATCGGCGTGCCGTTCTGATGAAACGTCGCGTACGGCAACGCAGTACCGACGACAAAGCCTTTATCCCAGATTTCATAGATGCCGGTGTTCGGCTTCGTCATGCTGTCGCGCAGATCGCCGTCGAAGACAAGAATCGGACGGCCCGGCCTGCGCTTCTCTTTCCAGCGAGCATACGGCGGCGACAGCGGGGCCCACCGCCCGCCAGTCTCAGGCGTGCCCTGCTGCTTGAACTGGCGAGCGTTGACGACAGTCGTCTGAAACTCTGCCATAGCGCGGAACGCAGGCTCAGCGTCCCCTATGTTCTGATCGAAGCGATCGAGCTTCAGAGTGAACGCTTTGAAGCCGTCGCCCGCAAAGCGCACAGTCGTCATCGTGCTACCAGCGCTGCTCGTCAGGGAACATCGGCGGCGGCGACGACACGCTCGCAGCAGAGCGCAGCGGCTTAGGTAGCACAACTGTGTCATCTGCTTCGTCGATGACGCCGTCGAGCATCGCGACGAGATCGTCGAGCCCGTCTTCGAAGCGCTTCCAGAGCAGACCCGCGTGCGACGTCTGATCGTTGATGCCAGCCTGTGACGGGAACGCTGCAGCGACGAGATAGCTCGCTGCGCCTGTCACTGTCAGATCGTGGCACGCTTGTGCTATTACGCTGCGCGGCTCACTTTCAGGCAGCAGACGAGACATGCGATGCGCACGCAGCGAGACGCGCCCAGCTACGTCAGTAATGAACTGCTCGACGTCAGAGCGCGACACTTTGCCCGCAGCTGTCTCGCCAAAGACGTCATCAACGGGCGTCTGCGGCAGCGTCGAGTTGTCGTATAGCCCGATGTGGGGGACGAGCGCCGATACTTCATCGACAGTCGCCCCCCACTTCTGAGGTTCAGCCATGTGAACTTAGCCCTCGATCTCGCGAAGTCCGCCGATAGCGACGCCGCGCTTCAGCTGCTTGTCGCTGACCTTGATCACTTCGCCCTTGCGAGCGACGTGCGTCAGATTCTCAGGCAGCTTGAACCTGTAATAGTCAAAGAGCACGACAGCGAGATTGTCGCCGTCGACTTCAGTCGCGCCGCTCACGTCGAGCTTCGTGACCTCTTCGACGACCTCGTCGTCAGTCTTCGCAGAGTCGTCGATGAACTTCGACAGCTCAGCCGCGCGACTCTCGTCTGCAGCTTTCAGTGCCTGCACGTCTTCGTCAGACGGTGCAGCCTGCACGTTGTCTTCGTCAGCGTCGTCAGTGTCGACGACGCCCCGGCCAGCTTCGGCGTCTGCAGCTTTCAGAGCTTCGACGTCAGCATCAGCTGGCACGTCCGCAGCCTTGCTGACGTCTGCGAAGTCTGCGAGAGACTTAGCGGGCGTCAGGTCAGCTTCGAGCGTGCCAGCGTCAGCAGCTGGCTGTGCTTTTGCGCGTGAGCGCGTGTTGCGAGCAGCCATTGGTTTAGTGCCTTCCTTAGACGGAGATGCCGGTGATGACGAGAGCGGACTCAGGCTCGTCGATGACGGGCACGCTCCACTTGTCAGCGAGCACGTGGTTGCGCTTGCGAGTGCCCTCGCGAACGACCTCGACGCCGTACGGCTTCTCGACGACGTTCGCGCCGGTCATCTTCGTCTGAAGCAGAATCGCTTCAGTGTCAGATGCGAACTCGTTCACGAGCCAGTTGACGTTCAACAGGCCGCTCAGAGTCGGGTTGAACAGCGGGTTCAGCGCCTTGTTTTCGCGCGGCAGCAGAGAGTCGAGCTCAGGGAGCAAGAGCAGCTCAGTCGCGGTGTTCGGGGAGATGATCACCGTGTCGGGCGAGTAGCCCAAGCCGAGACGCTGAACAGCTGCGATGTTGCGCAGAATGTCTTCGCGCCATGCACGCGGGGACGTCCAGACGTCTGTAGCGTTCACAGTCGGGACAGCGCCACGGAAAGCAGCAAGGCAGCGGTACGCGTCCTGACGCAGCAGAGCGTTGCGCACCTTCAGGTTGCCCTTCGTGAAGACAGACAGCTGATTGCGTCGCTCAGCTTCGTCAGTCACGACGTAGCCAGCGCCGAACTTCGAAGACAGCGCCATTTCTGCGCCCTCTTCGTCGACGTCGACGTACGGGAACTCGCCGCCCGGCTCGATCTGCTCGACGTCGCCCCGGCTGGGGTAGATGTCAGAAGCCTTGGCGCGGTTGAAGATCACAACGCCAGACTCAGTCGTGTCGGGACGGAAGAGCGCGTCAGACAGGAAGTTCTGCGACGGCGTGATGATGCGCTTCTCGATGACCTTCGGAGCCTTCAGCAGCGCGTTGACGGTAAGCGTCGGCTTGTTCGGATCGACCGAGTGCGCTTCAGCGGGGTAAGTAAGCATTTTCTGTTGTCCCTTTCAGACTCAGATAGACAGCGCGACAGCGGCGTCAGTGTTGATGGGAGCGTCGCCGTGAACCTGCCCGTAGGCGTTCGCGGGCTCAGCAGCGACCTTGACGGCCTTGCCGTTCGCGCCGACAGCGATGTGATCGCCAGCGCCGAGAGCTTCGCCTGCAGTGACGCTGATGACGCCGACGCGCAAGACTGTGAAGCCTTCCTTGTCAGCAGCGTCCCACGCGGCCACGCCGTAAGGGCGATCGCCCGCAGCGCAGGTCGACACCTTCGGACGCTGATCGCGGCCACCCGCGACGAGCTTCACGAAAGTCTTGCCAGTGACAGCACCGACAGCTTCGCAAGTGATCGCGTCGGAGCCGCTGAAGTATTCGAAAGCCTGATTTGCTTTGCCGAACATGTGAGTATCTCCTTTAGATTTCTACCGATCGCGAACGATCAGATGCCTGCAGCTTCAGCGAGCTTCGCGAGCTCGTCTTCGTACGTCTTCGCGTCGCCCGCGCTCAGGTGAGCCTGACCGAACTCGACAGTCGAGAAGCGCGGCTGCAGAGAGCTGAGCAAAGCCTTCGTGCCCTCGTGATCGCGCTTCAGGGACTCTTCCCACGACTTCTGTTCAGACGGGGAGATGCGGCCCTCAGACAGCGCGAGTGTGATGACGTCGCGACGCTGACGCTCGTTCTCGCGCTCAGTGAGAGTCTGCAGCGCAGTATTCATCTCACTGAACTGCACGGCAGAGACGCGCACAGTGCCGTCGCTGAGCTGAGCAGTGCCAGCAGCGGGAGCGGCGGGAGCAGCAGCCGGGGCCGGTGCAGCAGCGGGAGCAGCGGCGGGAGCTGCAGCGGGCGCAGCCGGTTCGCCAGCAGCGGGAGCTGCAGGTGCCTGCGTGCCGTCAGCGGGAGCTGCAGCAGCGGGCGTGATCGTGGCAGCTTCGAGAGCCGCAGTTACCTGCTCGTCAGTCGCGTCTGCGGCCAGTCCGAGCTTCGTCTTCAGTGCTTCCGTGAATGCCACGTCTGCAGTCCTTTCGTTGTTTCCGTCAACATGTTCAGACTCGCCGTTATCGGGCTCGCCTTGTGGGACGTCTGCCGTGTCGTCAAACGACAGCGAGAGTGTCTGCTCTGCAGTCGACTCGCCAGAGCTCGCGTAGAGCTCTGCAATGTCTTCGAGCCCCTTGACTGCGGGAGCTTTCGCGCCGAGCAGTGAGAGCGCGTCGAGTCGCGCGCCGTAGTGCTTGCCTGCGGGAGTCGTGACGCCGAGAGACATCTCGACAGAGCGACGTCGATAAGCGCGCGGAATGATCTGCGCGATCTTCGTCGGGATATGCGCGAGATCGCCCAGAAGCGTCTGCTTGTCGGGCGACAGTCGAAGATTCTCGACCCACCCAGCGGCAGGCTGAGCGTCGCCCAGAGCGAGCGCGCCCTCGTGACCGATCTTGATAGGACTGCGGTCGACGAGCTTGTCAGCGTAGGCAGCGACAGCGCCCTCTAGATGCTGCTGCGTGACTTTCGCCTTGCCCAGACCGGACAGCCAATTGCCGACCTTTACTAGTTCGACGCCCTTGAATGTCGTCGTTGCTGGTTTCGTCATGATTCAACTGTGCTGTGCCGGGCGGCTCAGTTGTGGGACGTGCGCGTGTTTCGGCTTGCGCTTTACGAGCCAGCCTGTCCATACTTGATCAAGCAGTTCGAACAACCCGCCAGAGAGAAGAGAAGACAATGAACGTACAGATGAACATCAGCATCGTTTCGACCGACATCATGGCAGTCAAGCTGGGCGATCAGATCAGCGTCCCCGCCAACCCGGTCGACATTCTCGCAACAGTGACCCGCGAAGCTCACGACGCAGGACTCGAAAGCTTCGTGCGACTGATCGCAGTCGACGGCAGCGGCGAAGAGCACGAGATCGTCAATTCGAAGTTCGGCACGCTGATCAAGGTTTTCAAGCTCGTCTAATCGCAGACACAAAAGAGCCCCGTACCTCAACAGAGATACGGGGCTCTTCCGCGTCCACCCAGACCAGCACCAAGGAGTCCAACCCTCAACGAGAAGACAGTACCACGTAAATTACATGCGTGTCATTCTTCGTCGTCAGACTCGTCGAAGTCTGTCGGTTTGCCGTCGATGCGACGCGTCTTCGACATCTTCGTAATGTCAGGCTCATTCATCTGCGAGCCCTCGCGCAGCTCGCCAGATCGCTTGTCCATCCAATAGAACGAGTCGTCATACGTCGCGTAATCGAGATTCTGATCGACGAGCCACTCGCGCGCGCCAGCGATCACAACAAAGTCCTGATCGTCTTCGAGCTCGATCGCGACATCGAACGTGCCGCGACGCTCGTCCCAATCCTTGCCCAGCTCAGCTTTCGCTTGCTCGACAGCTTGCGCTTGTGTCAACACTTAGAACATTCCTCCCGCATTTTCGACTGCTGCGACCACTCTATCTGTAGGCACGAGATCGTCAACACGCACAGCTTTCGTCAAGCCCGATCGCGTGCGCGCCCAGTGACGCTCAGCATCAGGCATCTCCGCAACCTGCGGCTCGATGTAGACGATGCCGCCGTCTACCTTTTCCCAGCTGAAGACGTGACCGCCGCCGCCCTTCCACTGCACTGTGACGTAGCCGCGAGCGCCGTCAGGGAACTCTTTCGCCCATGTTTCGAGCCCGCGACGCGAGCCGACGAGCGTCGTCGTCGGGCGTCCGCCGTCTGCCGTCTTCCACCAATCATCGACGAACTCGTGCGGGTAGCGTCCCTTTTTGTCGATCTTGCCAGCCTGCACGATGTAGCCGCGACGACGCAGCTCGAAAGCAGTCACGCAGTTCGAGCAGTTGCTCGTGTAGCCGGGACCGCCGACGTCTGCCTTGCCACGCAGCGGGTTCACGCGCGCGGCTTCCTCGAATAGCCCATCTGCCTTAGCTGCGCGCTTCTGATATGCGCGCTTCGCTGGCGTCAGGTTCGCGAACTTCTCAGCGTCGAACGGCTTCGGCTTGACGACGTTCGTCTCTTTTTTCGGCAGCTCGTTCAGACTGATGTAGCGCTGACGCCCGTCAGGATCAATCGGGCGCGTCGGGCGCAAGTAGCGCTGATCTTCGAAGACGGGCGGCGACGGCTGCAGCGCGTCAGAGTCAGCTTTCGGCTTGCGCGGCGCACGCGTTTTCTTTGGAGCTGGCTGCAGCGGCTCAGTCTTCGGCGGCTCGACGGGACGCTCAGGCGGATCGCCGTAAATCATGACGAGCGTGCCGCGACAGCGAGCGCCGCCCTTGCATGCGCCGTAGCCGCCCGCTTCGTACTCGACGCGTGCTTGTGCGAGCGTCGCATACTCTTTGCCGTCGACGAGCTCACAGGGGCGGCACGTGCGCCCGTCCATCAGCTCAGACGCCCAAATCTCTTCAGGCTCAAACTCTGCAGCCTGATCGTAGCGGCCCGCCCCGCGAGCAGCATGCACAGCTTGCGACGCAGTATCGAGCATGCCAGCTGGGTCGATCTCGTCGACGATCTTCTGCACGTCTTCACGCTGCACGCTTGACTTCATCAGCGTCGCAGGGCTCAACAGCTCGCGCTGCAGCACAGTCGTCAGACGCTGCCAGAAGTACGACGCGACAGTCGCGCCGAGCATGCTGAACATGCTGCTGTCGCCGTCTGCGAACTTCAGCCGGGACTCGTCAAGCTTGTCGACGTCAGAGCCTTGACGGCGCGCTTCGTCGATGACCATTTGAGCGCTCTTGCTGTAGACGTCGCGCAGCAGCAGCTCTATGTCGCCGCTCGTCTGAAAGACCGCCTTCTGCACTCGATCGGGCTGCACTTGCAGCAGTGTCGTGAGCTTGTCAGCGATCTGCTGCGGGCGCACAGCGTCAGAGCTGAACAGCTCGTCGAGCAGCGCGTCGTTCAGCTCAGCACGCAAAGCGACAAGCAGCGTAGCCGCGCTACTCTCAGCAGTGCGCTCCATATCGTCGATCTCGCCAAAGCGCACCCGAGCGCGACGCTCGTTCGACGTCAGCGGGCGCACAGCAGTCTTCGTCGAGAGCTTCGCGTCAGCTTCAGCGAGCATCAGCTCAGTCTCGACGAGCGTGAGCTGCAGCTCCTGCTCGACAGCAGTGCAAAGATCACACATGCGGGCGGCTCGTGCGCAGTTCGATGATCTGCTGCATCATGTTCGCGAGTCGCTCGTCGTGCGCTGACAGCGCTACAGGCGCGGGAGCAGCTGCAGGTGCTGCGGGAGCTGCTGGCGTCTCAGGCGCGCCGGGAGCGGCTGCAGGATCGACGGGAGCAGCAACGACAGGCGCAGGCTTCTCGCGCACGCTGTTCTTGTCCCGCTCAGGCAGTCCCTCGACGCGTCGCATGTAGTCTTCGAGCTTGTCGTCAGGCTTGATGACGCCAGCGTCGATCAGCTCTTTCAGTGACGCGCTCGTGATCTTTTTATTCTCAGACATGTCGCCCGGCACGAGTGCAGGGTACGGCTCGTCAGGGCCGAAGTTGAGCTCGACGAGATCACGGATCACATGCTCAGTAAACGTCGCTGCGATGTTGTCAGCGATCGCCTGCAGCGAGTCCGTGAAGATGTCAACGAACGTCTCGCCCAGCGAGCGCGCGCCAGCGTCGTGCCCGAGCGTCAGGAACATCGCGAGCGCACTGCCTGCGATCTTCTCGTCGTTGTACTTGATGACCGGCAGCGGGTCATACGTCGAGCCCTCGACGCCCTTCAGCTTCACGTCAGTGCCGATCGGCGCAGCAAGCGACGCACGCGCGCCCGCCCTGAACTCAGAGCCGATCTCTTCAGCTTCAGCCTGCGTCATGACTTCGCGATCGTAGAGCACGACTGGAACGCCCATGCCGTTGCGCTCAGCGATCTGCGCAGTGAGTCGCAGCAGCTTGTCGTTGATCAAGTAGTGCTTGTACGCCTGACGCAGAATGCTGCGGCCCGTCCAGTCAGCGCCCTCGCGGTCGAGCACGTACATGACAAGGTTCTCGACGCCGATGAACTTCGGGTCTTCGAAGCCTTGCTGCACGAGCGCTTCCTGCGTGATGCCTGTCAGCCCGCCGTCGCGACTGACGTGAATCTGCTTGATCGTGCGCGGCAGACGCGGCGCGAGCTTGCGCAGCGACAGCAGATAGTCCTGATCGAAGTCCTTGCGCAGATCGTCGCTGATGTCGACGACGTCGTAAACCTGCTCGAATGGCATGAAGCCGAACGGCAGCATCAGGCACGCTTGCTGCAGATGCTCTTTGAAGACGATGCCGTTGCGACGACGACGGGCGAGTGACTCGCCCGGCTTAGTGAGCCCGATGTTCTGCTCGACGAGCTTCGTGACGTTCTTGTTGACGTCTTTGCCTTCGAGTCGCCAGCTCGCGCGCATGATCGGCAGCGTCGCAGCTTTGAGCAGCGAGCCGATCTGCCCCTCAGTCGTGCGCATCGCATCGAACACTGGGATGCTCTGCGGGAACTTCAGATCGACGTTTGCTTCCAGCGGGTCGACGACGAAGTCATTGCGTGACGGGTTGCGATCGAACCACCGCTCAGGGTTGGGCGCGATGCCGCCCGGCTGTCCAACTTCGTTACCGATTTCTACCATGACTCAATCTTGCCCTCTCGCGCTCTGCTGTTGTGGGACGGTCAGAAGTTCGTCGTCGCGAGAGATGCCGTCTGAGCTTTCGCCCGTTCGCGTGCGAGCGCTGACTCCATCGCTGACTGCTTGCGCACGTACGGGACGCCGATCAAGTCCTGCACGAGATAGCGCAGCGCGTCAGGCAAGTGATCTTCTGCGTGCGTGTTCACGTCTTCAGGGTTTTTGTCATCACGCGGCAACGCTTCGAGCGTGCGTATCAGCTCTGTGCATGTGTCGTAAATCAGCAGACGCGGGAATCCGTCTTCCCTGATCTGCAGCTGCTCGTCGATCAGGGCCCAGCCGCCGATGCGATCGTTGCGTGCTTTGCGCACTGAGCCGCCGAAGACTTCACGATACGACGCAGCGATCGAGCCGATCGGCGGGATATTCGGATCGCGACTCTTCGGCACGCCCGGCTGCTGCACACTGCGAGCCCACATAGACGGGTCAAGCGCGAGCGGGATAGGCCGCTCAGGGCGTCGCTCGTCAGGCTCTTCGCTCGCTTTGATCAGCTGCGCTTGCTGCTTCGGCGTCAGCCCTGCTTTGTAGAGCTCGCGATACACGACGATCAGATCGTCGCTGAGCTTCGCGCCCCACAATGCGGCGAACGGCGCAGACGAGCCATAGTCGACGCCGATGCCGCGCGGCCAGCCGACGTGACTGACTGGCAGCTCTTCGGGCCTGATGACGTGAACGCTGCGACTGAAGTCAGCGAAGCGCACGCCGTCAAGCACGTTCCAGTCGCCGTCACGGTACGCCCTGCGCAGATTCTCAGACATCGCGTTCAGCTTGTTCACGTAGCCGTCATCGAGCGAAGGGTTGTCTGACGCCTTCGCGGGAATGAAGCAGCGCGTCGGCGGGTCCGGTTCGATCTTCGTCGGCTTGTCGCGCCACACCTTGTAGGGCGGGGCCGGGTCGATAAAGGTTTTCTTGACCCAGTGATGACCGACGCCGCCCGGGTTTGCTGTCAGGATCATGCGCGGTCGACGCCCAGCAGCTTTGAGCAGCTCAGCGACTTTACCGCCAGCACGCACGCGAGATCGCATGTAGTCGAACATCGACTCTAAGAACAGCGTCGCTTCCTCGAAGATGACGAGCTGATACTCAGCGCCCTGATACTTGAACAGGTCGTCTTTGCGCTGCAAGTGGCCCATTTCCAGCACTGAGCCGTTCGCGAACCTGAACGCGTGCTCTCGCGCGTTGTAGCGTGCGATCTCAGTCGGAATTTCCTTTTTGAGCTCTTCGATGACAGAACGTTCAAGGTCAGGGAACGTGCGACGAAAGATGATCGCGCGCATGCCGGGAAACGTCAGACAGTCGAGCACTGCAGCTGCGCGGGCGAAGCGTGATTTGCCGCCGCCCGCAGCGCCGCCGTACAGCAGCTCGTCGACGAAAGTGTGATGCGCGATCGTCTGCGGGCCGACGTGCGGGCTGTATTCGTACGTGACGCAGTTCGTCGCTTCGAGCGTTGCTGTCACTTCTGTCGCTCGACGTCCATCTCAGGTTCAGCCATCGTCGCGTTCGTCTGCAGAGCAGCAGAGAAGACGACCTGCATCGGGCCTGATGCTTCGACTTTCATCGGCTCGTAGAGTCCCAGCAGCTTCGCGCGCGAGTCGCCTACTTTCAGCGCAGTGTTGATCGCTTGCACGTCGCCGCGCAGCACGCGGGGGCCGAGCGCTTTCAGATACGTGTTCAGTCGCAGCAGCTCTTCAGTGCGGGCTTCCTCAGCTGGCTCGCGCACGACTTCCTGAATGTGCTTTCGGATCACCTTGTAGCAGTTGCCGCGATCGCCGTTGAACAGCGTCCCGTCTTTCCACTTCGCGTCTGCGATCTGCTGATACGTCAGACCCATCTGGAAGAGCTCTAGAGCGCGAGCGTCACGCTTTGCGAGATCGAGAGTTTTGGGGGTCATCTTGCGACGCACTTGTTCGAACCTTTCGATTA